CATCGTTATTCGCATTCGCATTCACGACACCGCCATTCGCATTCGCGTTGTTGTACCCACGATAAACCACACGGCTTGCTGATGTACTTATCCAGTATATATCACTATAATACGTACTGGATGAACCACTGACGTTGCCAACTGGCACGACATCCATGTATTTGCCATGATAAACGGCTGTTACCCAGTTTCCGCTGTTAGTCGTACCTTTTACCATTCGTGTGCTTCCGTCTGGCATCCAAATGCGCCACTTGCCAGCATTGCCACTGTCATTTGGCAAATCCACATTGTCCATCATATCGTACTTGTTGCCGAATATGTCTTCATAACCCAAGCAACAAGTGTTGTTTACTTGCTTGACATCAACGGCTCCATATTCACCATTAACCTTGTACCATGCGTATTGGTACACCAAGTTGTCAATGAGCGAATTTGTCACATTTGCGTTGATTGCCTTTGCAGCCTTATAGCCAATGGTGTCAGTCATGCCGTATGCCATTGTTCCGCCTGTAGTTCTCATGTTGGTGTGCTGACCAGCTCCACATTGGTCTTGGGCATCCCTACGGCCATACTTGGCAAAGAACAAGTTGGCAATGGCACTGTGCATACTTGCGTCAATCTGCTGCATACCACGTTGAACACTATAATAGTGGAAGTCGCTCCATGTCAAGTTTGACGTGGTGCTGCCACCAGTAACCACCGCCCTCAATTTATCGCCTACAACAGAACTTCCTACAGTTGCACACAAACAGTCATCCTCATTGACCCAATCAGGTTCCATATCCTCAATCTTGTCGCTGTTGCTCAATACCACCTTATCAAACTCAGCGGTCTGCAATACGGTAAAGTTGAGGTATGTCGCATCAGAAGGGATGTCTGAAATCAAGTACATACCAGCCTCAAACTTGTTGCTGAGTGTTGGCACAACGATGGTTTTGACTACCTTTCCCGAATCATCCGTGAAAATGCTTCCAACAAGATTGCTGCCTGGCACAGAAGGAAAACGAACACGCTTATAGCCTGATACAGACACACGACAAACGGCATAGCTGCTATCTGCTGTATATGAGTTTTGCAAGGTGTTCTTGCCACTCATTACCTTATATCCTTTGCGATAATTGCCACCACTCTGTATTTCACTCAGCAAGATGACTTTTGCTTTCGGTACGGATGGCATGGCAACATTGCTGCTGTAACAGCTATAATGCTTGCCATTCAGGTAGTCATTGATTCCCTTGATCCATCTGTGAGGCTCGAACATCATAATGTCGCCCTCTGAGCCATCCAACTTTGCAGCGGTGCAATTAGCCACCTCTGCTGCATCCGCATAATAGTTGGAGTTCTCATCATGCAATGGATATATGGTGACAACGCCATCAAGGTTGTTTGCAGTGGTGTCAACACCTGCAATCTTGATGTTTCGTGTCGTTGGCTTTTTCGTAACCTTGGCAAGCACACGGTGACGCTTCTTCAAAAGTGCCGTGATATGACCGCTTGGCACATAGTCATTGCCATACTTATGGCCAGTCTTATTGTCAAGGTTGGACACATTGGCATCATCCGCAACAGTGTCATCAAACTCAATCATCGTGTATTCTGGTTGAATGATGTTCAGCTCTGGGAAATGTTCCTGCCACTTCTTGTATTCTTCATCAGCTATGTATGAAGTGAGGCGATAAGTGCCAACAAGACGGCATGAATCTACATTGCCACCGTTTTCATCAACACCACCCATCGAAAGCATATTTTTCAGCATGGTTCCGTCACCTTCCATGTCTATGCCTGTAATTCGTAGATACTTCACTTTGCTGCATCTGCCGTAAAGTGTCTGCCAATTTATCAATGGGCAATTATCTACAACCAGACGTGTGACATTTGAGGTTCCTTCAAGTGTGAGACCAATGTTTGTGAGTTTGCTCAGATAGCGAAGTTCCAAGGTCTGTAATGTTGAAGGCAATACAACCGTCTTCAATGGTGAGCCTTGTGCGAAGCTCACGCCTGTCAAAGCACTCTTCCCTGCACGGAATGTTTCCAATTTGGTGTTTGCACTCAAATCAATGCCAGTGAAGCTGGTGGACTTCAAACCTGTCATATTAAGCGTGCGAAGGTTCTTGCATCCATTCACAAGTAATGCGTTGAGCGTTGTCTGTGTCGCTGCACAACTTACGTCAAGCGTGCGAAGTGCCGAACAGTTGTTAAGGTTCAACGTCTGCAATATGGCATGGCTTACGTCCGTGAGGTCAAGCCCCATGATGCGACTTGCACCATACACATATTGTGGATCATTCACAATCAAGTCGGTGTCAAGTGTAAGTTGCACTGTGCTGCCAGCGTCTTCTGCCAGGACCGCACTCTGATGCGGTGTGCCACTTGTATAGCCATAACCGAAATAATAACGTTCGCTTGACGTTATCTTTATCTTTCGGTTGTCGCTGCCAAACTTATAGCCAAAGTAAGCTGCAAAGCTGTCCTTTCGATATGTACCACACACATATTGGCTATCCAACAGCGCAAAGCGGTTTTGGATGGTGAATGTACGGTGTGCGTAACGGCTACCCTGCAAGGCATAGAGGTAATTGTAATAGCTCGTTCCATCCGCTGATGTTACACCGTCCGTCAAAGGAGTGATATACTTGTATATGCCATCCTTGTTGTAGATGCGTTCACACCAGTTGCCCATCTGTTCCACATTGAACATATTAAGCACATATTCGAGGCTCATGTTTGAGCGAATCTTGTCAGCCACCTCTCTCAACTTGTCTGGGCATCCTCTGACAAGTTCCCAAAGAACGCTGTCATGTCCAGCGAAGGCATAGGAACCAATGCTTTTATCCAAGGTTTCCCATGTAATGGTATAGTCATACTTCAAGACGGAATCATTGCGCTCACCAAAGATGGTGTCCATGTCGTATGGAATGAACTGCCAGTGAAGACCGTCCCACGTGACAAGCATCATATTCTTGGCACGGTTATCCACCGCCATGAAATAGTCTGTTATCACATACCAAGCAAATGGGCTGTCATTGTCAAAGTAGTCTTGGTACTCTGCAAAGAACTTGGTTGGATTTCCCTTGCATGAGAGAATCCACGACCAAAGACGCTTGACCGCTGCCTTGTCTTCCTCATTGGCGGTTTCCCAAGTGTCATCGGCCTTAAAACGGAACTCCAGAGCATCGGCAAATGAAGCCATGTCAGCCGTACCAAACAAGCAAAGTGTTTCTGAGTTGTTCAAGAACTCCAAGCAGATACATTTGTTTCGCTGTCCGTTCAAAGCAGCTGCATCATTGAAGCCCTCAATGCCCTCAAAGCCATAGATGGCTGCACTGCCACTTTTCTCATTGTTGAAATTGTACTTGCCAAGATAGATGTTTTCACCAGTATTGTCATTGTCATAAAACAAATCAATAGGGAAACCATCCACACCAATGCGGACATCATAGTTGCCTGTATATGCCTTTTGTGGTGGTGTGAGCCATCCGCAACGCTTCCAGATGTCATTGACTATCTTCACGGCTCCAGTGTTATGAGTGGAAGAAGAATCAGAGAAATCAGCCTTCAAGCAGAAAATGTTTATCGGACGTGCGCCTGGCTTGAATGAATAGGTGCAATCTGGAACTTCCACACCATTCACATACAGCTTGGTTCCATACTTGCTTGAACGGCTGAAATACAAGCGGTAGTTCTTTCTTGGATATGTGGTTGATGATGTTCCTTGTATGCGCAATCCACACTGGTAGATGATGAAATCATATTCCTTGCCATAGGCTGAATAGAAATAGATGTCAACAGGCACTTCAAACTTCTTGTTGTTGGTCTGATTTACAAGATTTACATCGCCCACGATGCGCATCACACTCTTGCCCTTGGCTCTGAGCTTATCCATATCAACGTCCGTACCTTCATCGTTCATCACCTGGTTGTTCTCGAACAGCACAACCATTTCGTCAGTGGTAGGACGATCCACCATGTAGTTGGCAAGTTCTTCATCATCGCCAAGCGCACGGTTATAGACACGGATGTTTCTCAGTTCTACATCTGCGCTATCGCTTCCCACCTTGATATTGACAGGTGTCGATTGCAAAAGGCTGTCAGTGTTAGCATACTGCTTCGCACCGCAAAGAATACCGTTCACATAGAGTTCCAACAAACGGTTGCCTGACTTCTCTTGCACAACAAAGGCAATTTTCAAGTTCAAGCCACTTGCAAAAAGTGTATTGACCTCTGTGCCTGCCCCTGTTCTCATTATAGCCTCTTGTGTGGTCAGCTTGAAACCGACATTGCCATTCATACAATCAATGACAACACCGTTTCTGTCCGTCACGTTGGAACACATCAGTTCCATTTCATAAGTGGCTCCAGTGGTAGTGGCATCACTCTTGAATGGTGTGTAACCAATTTCAATGTTTGCCCCATTGGTCAATTTCAAAGCGTCACCAGTCCATCCGTTACTCTTCCAGTCGAAACCATTGAATGTGGTTCTAATGGCGTTATAAGTCCATTCGGACGGTGTGCTTTCGTTGTTGCTTCTACCAGATGCTGTAAGTTTCAACTGTAAGCCTAATGTTGTCTCATTCAGGTCTATGCCACTTTCATTCACGTCAATATAGAAATTATATTCAGTGACACCACACTTGAATTTCATCTGATTGGTTCCCTTTTCGAGGAAACGGTTTGTATATACTTGCGTGGTTCTTGGAACGCTTACGTTCTGAGTTTTGATGTCATTGCGATATACTGCCAAATCCGCTGGTGTTGTGGTTGGGTCGTATGCGACAAACTCAAACTTCACTTGCTCATATTGGCCAACTTCCAATGTCGGTGTCAAGTGGTTGGTTGTAAAGATGCGACCATCCGAGTGTGTCATCATGGTTCCGATAAATGGTGAAGTGCTGCCAGTTTTCAGAATATCCATGTAGATGCTATCACTCTTCAATGTCAAGTCAGCACTTGCCTCCATTTCCGCAACCATCTGGATGGTGTGCCTTCCTACACTGAATGCAGTCATTGACAATGAGAAACTGCTGTTGGTCGTTCCGCTTCGTGTTATGGTATGGGCATTCTGCTGCTTGCCATCCACATAAAGTGTCACGACCTTGGTTCCAGAGCCACTAATTGCGTATGGTATGCTGATAGTTTCATTCGCACCATAACCACCCTTGGCAATGGCTTCTGCAAGATTGAAGCTGCTTGTAAGTGAAAGCGTCACAACCTTTACACTCACATAGCTTTGTTTCGTCTGCTTTTTCCCAGTTGTTGGGTCTGTCGTGGTTGCTCTCACATAGATGTCAGTTGTGCCGACCTGCAAGTATTTGGAGAGATCAAGCATATAACTGCCCTTGCTCACATCCTCAATGGTATCATGGTACATGGTGATAGAGCCACGTTTCATTTCCACCTCGATGGTTGCTTTCTGACCTGTTGACATACCTTTTTCGTCACCGCTGCTATATTGGTGGTCGTATGTGTATGTAAGTTGTGCGTTCCCACCTTCTTTGATGACAGTGTTATCTACGGATGCGTTCAAAACAATCCTGGTGGTAGAAGCATCGCCACCACCGCCACCTTTACCTGCTGGAATATCCAAGCCTACAACTTCCGCACCACTCTTGTTGGTTAAGGTAAGATGTACCGTGCTTTCATCCTCACTAAGTTCCGCATTGCCACCAAAGATGGTGTTAGCCTCCACCTCATTGAGCTTTGCCGTTACCGCTGAGTTCTGCACAGGGTTTGTGCTGTTTGCGTCAAGGCTTTCATCAATCTCAGTTTCCTTGATGGTCACATTCACGTTGCCAGTGGAATCAGGTGTTTGCTTCGTGCCATTTACCGTTATACTCTTGACAGTCCCTGCACCGCCGAAATCTTCCCAACTTGAAATTGATTCCCAGCTTGAAAGATTCGTGCCAATGAATTGCTTGGTCTCCCACTTGCCTTGTGATACCTCATAAGTTATGCAACGTCCCTTGGCACGCTGCTTTTCCTCCACTGCTTTGATGGCAGTGGCAAGCGTATAGTAACCGTTTTCAAGCGGAACTTGCTCAGTCACATTGTACGTGTTACCGCCACCGCTGCCACTGATTTCAACGAGATCGTTTTCTTCATCGCTCCAAACATAGAGAACATCACCACAAAGATAAGCCTTGTTTTTCTGTATGCTTGAATAACCCCCACCATGGTATAATTCCGCATTGGGGACACCTTCAACTGACCAGTTGCCGTAATACTTGCCACCCACATAATAGGCAAATTGCTTTTGGCTCTGCACATAGACGATTACACCGCCCTTGGCAATGGATGATTGAAGTTGTATTGTGGCAGATTCCACCATATAGGAGAAACGTGCCGTTGCACCATTGAAAGCAGCCTTGGCTACATTCTCGTATTTAGCCACAACCTCCGATGCAGCAGCTACAGCACTATTAGCTTCTTCCGCTGCATCAGAAGCTGCTGACGCGGCAGCATTGGCTGCACTTGCAGCAGAATTTGCGGCCTGTGTGACAGAATACACGGCTTGCGCTGCTTCCGTTGCTCGATTTGCTGCACTTACTGCATTTGCCACAGCATCCTCCGCTGGTTTGGTCAGCAGCTTTATTGGCGCACTCACTACTTCCTCACCTCGTAAGGCTGGAAGGCTCATAATACCGTCCAAGGTATCTACTTGCTCCAGTTCATCTACACCTTGCGATTCAGCTTTCATCGCATTGAGTAGTTCTTGCTTCTCTTCGTTTGTCAATGCCATAGTTATTCGTTTTTATCAATTTGACAATTAAGTTGCTCGTTCAGACCATCAATAAAGCCTGGAACACAGAACTGTTCCGCTATGCCTTTTATCAGTTTTATCTCTTCTGGCTCATATTCCACGCTGCCATTGCTCTTGAATATCTTCATGGCAAGGACTTGGGCGCGAATGCCATTTATACCTGTGTATATCATATCCGCAAAACGTTCCCTTACATCGGTTGTTTGTGCCGTCTTGTGGCTGATACTGGTGTAAACTTTGAATTTTTCGAAATTGATTTTCATATTTTTGTCTTTATTGTGCATTTCCTCCAGTTACTATCCACATACCTTTTTGCAAGACTGCGTTGTTATTGACAATCTGCCATCTTGGTACGTACATGAGCGTTATTGTATCATAGCCGTACAACTTATCTCCATTGGTGAAGCTGTCAAGCGTATAGTTCTTTGTCTTCCAATGTATGAAAGTCTCGTGCTTTTTACCCGACTTGTCGTAGCAGTAGCCTGGTTTGATAGCAAACGAGTAGTAACCTGCACTCATAGCTGCCACCGCTAATGTTACTTGATGGCCTTCATCGTACCATTCCATATCAGGAAGGATAAAGGTCATATCGTAAAGGGTTTCATTGTAAATAGCCACCACTCCTTCGTTTCTGTCTAATTTGTAATCGGTAGTTGATACAATGTTCGTTTTCAAAGCAAATCCTTCTATACAGCCTCCCATAATTGAAAGGGCAATGTTTCGGTCTGCGTTTTTTGCAGAAAGCACCATTGCATAATTTTGCCCAAGGTTATCATATTCAAACCAACGGTTTTTGTTCTCGTTTTGAAAACGTGCCACAGCTCTTAAACCGCTTGAAGCTGGCAGAAGGTTTCCTCCAATTCCTGCGAAAGCTCCTTGGCTGTCATTGCGCAATATGATATAGGCATCACCATCAAAATTCTTGTCATTGGTCAAACCGTTTCCTTCAATGGTAAAGCCACCAATACATCCAGAAGTGGCATTCACAAGTCCCTCGAAAGTTCCGCTTTTTGCCACGATGCTTCCATCTTCGAGAATCTTGAAATTTTCATTGGCTGTCACAATTCCTTCAAGCTTGATGTTGTCGGCACTAATATGCACGCCACTTTCCAAATTTCCGTTCTCATCCTTGGTGACAAATGCGGAAATGTCGGCTTTCTTCACGATGTCCGTATTCTCTTCCACCGCTGTAGCAAACAATCCTGCAAAAGATTCTATGCTGACATAATTACCAAATGCCTCATTCAGACTTTTGATGTCCGAGGCATATTCACTTCCAAGCCATCCTTGAAAATCGCTTGTTGTCACCAGTCCTGCCTGATTTCTCAAACTGCCATCCTCATTGAACCGTTGGCTTATAAGTTCGTTATACTTGGAGCTGGTTATGATGTCACTTTCTTCCAATACATTGCCGTCTTGGTCGAAGTTCTGTGCTGCAATCCTCACAAGTTTCTCACTTTGCTCGAAAAGTGTCTTATACTTGTAAGCCAAGGATTCCACACGGTCAGTTGAGAGAATGAGCATATACAGATAGATGTCACCTGTGAAACTCAGCTTGAAGTCGCCTGTACCATTCCAAAGGCCATTGCAAGAATATTGCTTATAGCCATCAGTTTCAGCAATTTTCTCTTCAACGTGCATAGAGTTGAAATTTTCAAAGCCAGTTTTATCAACATTCTCAAACTCCACGGTCAGTGTGCCAGCCTTGGCACATCGGTAGAAGAACGTGAGGAAAACAGGAATGGCCTCTTTGGTTCCGTCTTCTCTTGTGGTCATTGGTGGAATGCTCTGCAAGTTGGTGTTCTTTTGGCTGATGTACTTGTTTCTGATGCGTACAACAGTTCTGCCCATGTCCTTGCAGACACTTGCGCTGTTGCCACGTTTCGACAAAGCCTTTCCGTTAGTCCATATCCAACGATTGCCAGCGAGGAAGAAAACAGTTTCATTCTCTGTTGCCCATTTGTCCATGCCATCAGAAAAGGCTGGATTGTTCAAATAGCCTCGATCACTTGCAAAGTCCTGTCTCAGTCCCTCAACAGCGGATTCAATCTTTCCTTCCGTTATCTCGAACTTGGTTTTGATGTCTTCACCAGTCACCAAGAGAAATGTGCCACGTAAGTAGGCATTATCTGAATAAAGACCGTTTCCATGTGGTTGGTTGTTGGACGGAAACCAATCATCCTTGATTCCGTCAAGATTGCCAAGTCTTGCACGCAAGGCATTGGTGAAACTCTTGCCATTCACACCATCCATGACATCAATCCTGGGCTGTCCGTCTTCTGTCGCTGATATGAGTATGAGGTTTTGGCGATTGCTGTTTGTGGTGTTGCCCATCAATACACATTCATCGCCTTCTGCTGGTTCCGTCTTGTCAAACTCTTCCTTGGCTACAAGAATGCCATCACCGTTCACACCTGCGACCTCGACCCAATAACTTTTCAGATTTGCACCTGTGAAGGTTTGACATCGCATCAAGTCATGTGCAACAAAGGTGTTCTCTTGCTCAAAGCGAATGAGAAAATAACCATCTTGCTCTTCAACGCTCTTTATTTTGCCATTAGCTGCACTTACGCAAATCTGACCGCCGACACTCCGAACTTTATTTATCAAGAGTTCAAAGATGGTCATTATCTGGCGCACGGTCAGCTTATCAATAGTAAGATTGGAAAGCCCACTTTCATCAATCCAGAGCTGCCATCCCTCACCATTGAAGCCATCAACAAACTTTGCACTTCTCAAAAATTGGCGCACGACCATTGTCAGCAGTTCACCATTGCCTTTGCCATCCAAGTGACCACCTGCAACGCCCTCCACAAAGTCACCGAGGTCAATACCCTCATCAAAGATGATTTTCTTTTTCGCTCGATCAATTTTCTTCTTGCTAAGAAACTCCCTTTGGCTTCTTCGAGCTGAGAACAGATTTGTGTCAGTTGGCAAAGTGTTGTCCCATGTACGGATGATGTCTGGCAAACTTCCAGATGTGCGCTCACGTGTATAGTTCTTGATGTTGGCCAAGCTGTCATTCATCCGATCCAATGTACCACTTTGGAGTGCATCACTGATTTCCAAGTCCACTTGTGACGGCAAAACAACCTTTCTTGTAACCTTGGTTATTCGGCTGCTTCTATATCCAGTATCTGGGAAAAACTTCTCACTTTCAAGCCTTACCCTGCGGCCAACAAACAAGTCTGCATTTTTCTGTTCCACCCAAACATGGTCGGTCTTGCCTTTGTAGATGCTGATGTCTTGCCAGTGCTCCGCATTATATTGGTCAACAGCCGTGCGGAACTCTTCTTCTGCAAGCGGGTAATATTCATCTGGCATTCTGATGTTCCAGAGAATGTAATGGTTGCCCTCTTTGGGAACAAGATTGCCACCAGGCAGTTGCGTGTCATCATCGTATGGCCATATCGTAATAATCTCGAACTCACGTGTTTTGCTGTCGAAATTCACCTCAAAGTAATGGTCATCATCCGTTCCAAGACCAGCGAGTTCACCATCTTGGAAGGAAACACGCTTTACCTCATTGGCAAGCTCGTATTCATTCGGGTCGAAATTGAGCGTGTCATCCTTGAAGTAGTAGATGATGAAAGGATTGCCGTCATCATCCGTCTTTGTCTCCGAGCGCACGCTGCTGACCAAACCCAAACGGCGTGGATATATGTCAGAAAAGGCATCTTGCTCATAATGGTCAAATATGCCGTATTCCTCAGTATGAAGCTCGATATATTTCAAGCCACCAGGCAACATCAAGCGATTATGGCCATATTTCTCTGGGTCGATGTTTCGTGTGCTGCCTATCGGGAAAAGGCGTGTGTAAAACTTGGCTGTGTTGCTGGTGTCTCGTTCCAGCTCAGTCAATCCATTGCCATAGCCAATGGCAAGTTCCTCACCATGTTCACAACGGCAAATGTTTACGGTTTGCCCCTCAATCCACCATTCGACCTTTCCACCTACCTTTTCAGCGATTTCCTTCAAGGCTTCATCACAATATTTGCCCTCATAGTCAATGACAATGTTGTCTGTGCCATCCACTTGGCCAATCTTCCAGTCTGTCGTATGATCCAAGCCATCATTGATGCACTTTACAATCATCTTCACATGATCACGTGGTGGAGCCGTGAGAGTGAACACTGGTTCTGCGTTGCCGTCAGTGGTTTCAAGCACCAAGAAACGTTTGATGATGCTCTCAATGCCATACAGCTTCAAGTCATACACCCATTCTGTTTCACTGTTCTGCTTTGGGGCATACTTTTCCATCAGCCAATAACGTTCGCCCTCAAAGTCCGTGTAATCATTCACGTCAAGGGCAATGTTGGCATAATGGGTGAATGAAAGGGTGAGGATGTTGTCACCCTGCACCTCCTTCACTTGTGTTGAGCTGTCATCAGGGGCAATCTCAGCCTTTGCATAGCCTGTTTTGTCGTATATTGTTTGAACCATGTTTCAATACTGTTATAATGTCATTTAAATGATGGGGACTGGCTCACGGAATTTCACTTTGAACTTGCTTGCCTGCACACCATCTTTCCATATATAGGTCAGAGGCTTAAACTTTCCACAATCCAAGAATCTCATGTGCAATGTCAAATCAAGGTCAGGAAAAGCGAAATCAAGCCAACCGTTTTTGCCTTGCTTCAGGAACTTGATGAAATCAGCATACGATTTCAACCATCCTTCCTTGGTCTTGTTATACATAGCAAAATACAGTTCCACATCACGAGCCTCATTCTTTGGTGTCAATACGTCTGAGTATTTTTCACCATCCTCCTCTCTGATGTTCACTGCCGTTTCATCTTTTGTCTTGCTTGGTGTAAGTATGGCAGTCAGATTGGCCATGTCGCCCTTTTTGTCTTCCGTCAGAAAAACACCGTATTCTTTCCAGATGTCAGTGCCATTGACCAGTACCTGGCCACTAAGTATTTCATCCATATTATTTCATTTTTAGTCCATCACGAATAATCTTTCTTATTTCCTCCTTGATGTCGTTCAGATGCGTGACACTCATGCCTGTGTTTTCGGCAATGCGTGCCAGATGGCTTTCTGCCACATTCATCTTCTCGACCACATTTTCAAGTTGGTCATCCATGCTTGACCAATGTTGCAAGCCACTGGTGAACATACCTTCGAGCTTTGTGCCTTGATCTTGTGTCATGGCAGAGAAGCCGCCACTTTTACCGCTTTGGCTTGTGCTGCTGTTACCAGTGTACCCAGTAGCTTCTGCAAGTTTGTCACGCAATGCAATGGCATCTTTCACATAGCCCATGTATTCCTCTTGGAGTGCATTGCGCTCTGCCTCAGTCAGGTCATTGTCTTCCATAGCAGCACCAAACTTCTTCCACCATTCCTTTAGCTTGTCAGCATACATTTCACCAATCTGGTTTGAAAGCATGGCACGCATGAAGTATTCTGACAGGTCATCAGCCATATCCTCAGCCGTGGCATTCATATCCATAAGGGTGTCCACAAAGCTGTCATACATGGAATCGAAGGAAATGCCAGTCAATCCCTCATAGAGTTCATCGGTCAGTTCCTCCAGTTTGCCGGCCTGGTCTATGTAGTCATTCAGCTTGTCAGCAACGTCATTTCCATAACTACCCTTGCCAGTGTTCTTGATATATTCCCAAATACCGACATTGGAGCGAAGCTTCTTCATTTCCTCTGGGCTAAGACTCCAGAGATCACCATTGAAGTCTTCTTTTACGTTCTGCTTGATCCAGGCAGTTTGGTCATTGTTGAAGCCATTCCAATAGTAGTTCCAACTATGATGCTTTTTCCAATAACTGGCTTGCGCCTTTGCCATATCCAGATAATTCTGGTTGGCTTCTTGCTGGTTGGCGTATGCCTGTTGATAGGCTGCTACCGATTTTGTTCCCTTGCTTGCCTTGATTTCGTCTGTCAAATCCTCGATGGCATATTGCAGAAGCTCGTTGCGCTTGGTCAAGTCGTCAATGGTCTTTTGCACCTTGGCTTCATTGCCATTCAAACCGAAAAGGTCATCAATGCCAAACCAACTGCCAATGCCACTGACCAAACCTTGCAAGATGTTGCCCACATCCTTGATGATGGACAAAACGATTTCGGGCAAATCCTCAACAATTTTTTCCACACAATCGGCGATTTTGTTCAAGAGGTCATCAATGAAGCCCTTTGGATCATCACCAAGCGCATCAATGATTTGAAGGATTGCGCCAATGATACCGCCTATCTTGCCACCAAGCTCATTCAATGACTTGCCTATTCCGTCTGAGCCTTTTCCAAGTGAGGTAATGAGTTTGCTCATACCATTGGCAAAGCCATACAGGGAACCATTTGACATTTCATTCAGATAGTTGGTGAAGTTCTGAATGCCTTGCGCTGCTGCATTGGTGTTGTCCGTGAGCGTCTGGCGTGCCTTGTTGCTTTCATCCTGTGCCTCCGTTTGCTCAGTGGCAGTGGCATCGACCTTTCCTTGTGCAATATCAACCGCTTTCTGGGCAATTTCCTTTGAGGTGTCATCAGTAGCAGCAGCCAAGTTTGCTTGCGCCTTTTCCAGTTCATCGACCGCCCTTGTGTGGGCATCCGTCTTGTTTTGGAGATTTCGCACGCTTTCTTGGTATGCCGTGACATTCTTGGAGATTGTACCCCATATCTTGAAGTTGAACGGACTGGTGCTTTCCGCACCTGTCTCTTGCTTCAACTTGGCTTGCAAGTCAGTGTAAGTCTTTTTGTTTTCAGCAGACAAAGCCTTGAACTCAGCCGTCTTCATGTACGTCTCCACCTTGCCAAGTGTCTCTTTTGCCACATCTTTCAGCACATTGCCCACGCCCTCAAAGGTAGTACCCCAGTCTATATCCAGGGCAAGGCTCTTGGCATCCACTTGGCTCATGGCGGTGTCACGCTGCTTTTCGAGTGCCTTCACCTTCCACTGTTTTTCATCAGCAGTGCCAGCACCCTCATTCACCTCCTTAATCTTTTCAGCATATTCCTTGGCAATGGCATACTTTTGTTCTTGTATGGTTCCATACTCCTTCAAATAGTCTGTCATGGCAAGCAACTCATCCTTCAAGGCTTCCTTGTTGGCTTCCTCGATGGCCTTAGTTCTGCTTTTCTCGTTCAAGGCGTGCGCCTCGTTAATGGCATCGGTCTGTTCCGTGGTAAGTCCATTTGTACCAGTGGCAATGCCTGCTTTCTTGTTATCTCGTTTCCATGCGGTTTCTTGCTTGTTTATCTCGTTCTTCTGAGCCTGATAGTCGTTTTCTATCTGGCAAAGTTTCTTTTCCAAGCCTTCTTGCATGGTATTAATTTCTTCCTCGTCATTTTTACGTTGCAGTTCTGCAAGTTCCTGACCCACCTTTTCCTTGGTCTGTTTGCGACGTTCTTCCGCTGCTTCTTCCTTGGCTCTTGCAGCTTCCGCCTTGGCTGCTGCCTTTTGTGCTTTCTCGCTGTCTTTGTCCGAACCAGGTTTGCGTGAATCATATTCCTTTTTGGCAAGTTCCATTTTTTCCTTTAGTTCCTTTGCCTTTTTGTCATATTCTTCTTTGGTTAGGTTGTTTGAGCCTTTGCTGATGAAGTCGTTGTATTTCTTCAATGCTGCTTGATAAGCCCTCTTGTCGGCTGCGCCCCAATCAGAACTTGATTTTCTTGGTTCATTACGGCGGTTCTGCTCAGATTTCAATTTGTTGAGTTGATACTGCAATTCATCCTTGGTGTATGTGCCACGGATATTTTTGCCGTCATTGGTTGTATAGCCATATTTATGACCAGACATATTCATTCGGGCAATGAGGCTTTCGCGCTCCTTTATCTGCTTTTTCAGATCGTTGTTGCTGACCCTTGTGAGATTGTCAAAGTAAGCGTTCACAGAATCCTTGCGCACCTGCTTGTTTAGGTTCTGTTGCTTCTTTTGAAGGTTTTTGAGTTCGGCTTCCTCTTTCTTGCTCAAACCTCCGACTTTCTTCATACTTGTACCAGAGCTATTGCTTTCAACCCACTTTTCCGTGCGCTGTTTTGCTTCAAGCTCTTTGATGCGTTTGTTTACGCTGTTGAGTTCGTTCTTTGGCTTTGTTATGCTTTGCCCAGCCTCCAACTCAGCAATCTCCAACTTGATTTTCTTGATGTTTTTCAGCTTCTCATACTCTGTGTCATATTTGGCAAAGATAGCAGGGTATTTCTGTTCGAGGCGATTCAAAGCCTCACGTCTTGTGTCGGTGCTGAGAGCTTCATCACCAGCAATGGAACAAAGCTCTTCCATCTTGCGTTTGTGTTCTTCCTCAGCCTCAATGACCTTTTGTTTTTGCGCCTCATAGTCTTCATCGGCTGCTTGCATCAGTTCTGTTTCCGTCTTCATGGAAACCATTACGGCGATAACACTTGCAATGGCTGTGGCAACCAATACGTATGGATTGCTTAGCATGGTAGCGTTAAGCAGCTTCTGCGCTTTCTCCACCATGACAATCCAACCGTAGTGAATGGCTTCCGCTGCGGTCATGCCACCAATACCAACCGTTATGAGACTGTGGACTGCTGCCACCGTCATGCAAGCCGTGCGGTATGTTCCATAAGTGGCAACCAATCCCATCAGAACACGTCCGAATTGCTCATAATGTTCCACGATATAGGAGACACCGCTAAGTGTTGTATTGATAACACCCTCGCTTTGCTTACCTAAGTCGTTGAACATTGTTGAAATAGCATCTTCGATGTTGCTTATCTGTCCTGATATGGTCTTGCTCTGTTCCTCCATCAAGCCACCGAACTTACTGCCTTCACCAGTAAGGTTCTCTATGACTTTCTGCACTTCTGGGAATCCCACCTTGCCAGCCTCCACCAAGTCCTTCACCTTGCTTTCTGCCACACCAAACACCTTGGCGAGTTCCTGGATCATCGGAATGCCACGACCTGTGAACTGGTTAAGGTCTTGCGTGTAAAGTCTGCCTTGCGCCATCGTTGTTCCGTACAGATAAACGAGTTCATTCAATGGCATACTAAGACCTGCGGCAATGTCACCCAGACGAATCAAGGTTTCGTTCACCTTCTCTGCCTCCATGCCATACGCCAAGAGTTGTTTCGCACCCTGTGCCACACCTTCAAGGCCATACGGTGTCGTGGCTGCTGTATGAATCAGCTGAGCCATCAGATTATCGGCTTTGTCTGCACTGCCAAGCATGACATTGAAAGCCACCTCCAATTTCTGGAACTCGCCCCTGACAGTAGCGACCTCCGTAATAACCTGCTTCATGGAAAAAGCCATGCCAAGCCCCATGAGCGACTTTTTCACCCTGTCGCTCATGTTCTCCAGTCCACTCAATCCTTTCTTGGCTTCATCGGTGTAACCCTTCAAGGCATCCATCTTCTTGTTTACCCTGTCAAGTCCACCGCTGATGCGGTCAAGGAGTTCAATTTCTATTGCTACCGTCTTGCCTTTGCTCATTTCAATTTACTTTGGAAAAATCCTACAATGTCATCGGCTTCCTCCTTGGCACTTCTTTCGTCCTTGGGCTTGCCGTTCTTTTTCTTGCTAACATAATGTGGGGCATCACTCAGCATCATAATCAAGGTTTGGTAATTGACACCATTAAGGATATAGTCAACGCTCCAACCTGTTTCGCTTGCTATCTGCCACACAAAACCGAAAGGGCTATGGGAACCTTCGTATTCGCTCGTTAACTCCCTTTCTTCTTTTGGCTCTTCCTCAGCTTCATCGGATTCACCGCTTCTGCCGATTTGATAATATCTGTAAAACTGTCCGTTCCCATCAGCCCGACAAATTTCTTTATCACGCTGACAAGATACTTGTTTTCCATCCAGTTTCTCACACCCCATGCCGTTAAGCCAACAAACAGATGTCGGCTTATCCAGCCACGACAAAGGGTGTAAGCTATCATGCGACTGATTTTCTTGCCATGATCAGCAAGGAATCTCATTTCTTCCTCCTTGGAGAAATGCCACATTTCTTCACTGGTCACGCCCATTGCCAGCCATTCCCTTGCAATTCTGATTTGTCCTGCCAAGGTAGGTCGGCGCATGGTCACACGTAAATGAATGGACTTTTTGCAAAAAGGAAGGTGCAACTCCTTCAATGGCACTGAAAGACCAGTGTCCAAAAGGGCTTCCGCACCTTCCTTTTCTATTAGTCTGATGGTGTTCTCATCCATACACTAAACCTTCACGCTGTTTGCCTGGCTGGTGGATGATGCACTTAATAGATTGGCCGTGTCATTGATGTCGTATGGCGCACTACCATCAGAAGGCTTGTTCACCTTCAACTGACATTCCAGCTTCGATACCTCTGTAAGTGTGAGCTTGCCACCGAGATTGGCCAAGATTGTTGCATTCGGTATGGTGCAAGTCTGGCCTGAAACAAAGTCAATAGTCCATTTGCCAGAAAGATGCACAAGGCTTGTTGGTGCTTTCCAGCCTGTGTACTTCCCAGTAGTTCCTACGAGAGTACCACCAAGCACCATCTGAATGTTCTCGTAGTTCAACTGTATTATGTTGAATGTTGGCGAGATTGTTGCATTTTTAGTTGGAATTGTCAGCACTGGCGCATCGGGAACTTGCTCTGCATCAATGTCAGTACTCTCAGGCTTTGTGCCGCCCCAGTCCCATGAACCTTTCTCAATGTAGCCAATGGTCTTTTCACCAAACTTTACGGCTCCAATGCCGTACATGAAATTCTTATTCATTTTTTTCTTGTTTTGATTGTGATTATTATGCCAGACACCAGTCCGACAATAAAACTGAATATTGCCACTTTAACAGGGTTTGAACATTGTTCTTTCTCTGTTTTAATGGTGTTAGAGAGTTCTGCGTTTTGCTTTGCCAGCTTCTTGTTTTGTTCCTCATAATAGAGGCACAACACTTGCAAGCTGTCACAAGAGGCATCAATGTATATCACATCTTTACCATCTTGCTTTCCAACGCTTGCCTTCACGTTGGCACGCCCTTGCTTGTTGCCAAAGGATGCACCAGACGGCAAACAGCCTATGCTGTCAAGTGGAATGATCAGATGCACCTGGTCTTGTGGCACCTTTTCCATCCACATTATTTTTGTCGTGGTCTGTTTGCTTTCTACGCTGTCCCTTACCACCTTTTCCTCTTCCTGGGTTGTCATCGTCTTCGTCGAGCGACAACTCACTGCTGACAGGGCAAGAATTGCGATGAGGACAAAGTTTGATAGCCTCGATCGCACGACTGAGCCGATTGATTGAAAGACGTGTCCTGTGGTTTTCAGCCGTAAGCCCTTCCACGACCTTTGTAATGTCTTCATATTTCTGTTGTGTTTCCAACAGCACCTTTGAAATGTCTTCGTACATACCTTTATATGTGTCATGCACGACCTTGGCATTCTTGGCATTGTTGGCTTTTCTGTTGGCAAACCAAACGATGGCAGCACCTATGCCGCCCGATGGTATTGCCCACTGGATGAATTGCAGTAAAAAGTCTGCCATCGTTATCTTTTGTTTTATGGGGTTAAACTTGCTTGATACCTATTGAGCGCAACCACTCTTGCACGTTGAATGATGGGCAAGCCTTATGGCTGTTCAGCTCGTTGTGGCCAATGATGCGGATGGAAGGAAAACGTTCATGGAAGTTGCGCACATATTCGGTCAAAGCCTTTTTCTGTGCATCCGTTCTGGTGTCCTTGGCTGTCTTTCCATCAGAGGCAAGTCCACCGACATAAACAACGTGACGGCTCACAGAGTTGAAACCTGCTGCACCATTGGTGATTTCCCATGGATCAACCTCAGCATCCTCATTGTTCTTCACAAGTCGCTCCACCTTTCCGTCAAGGTGTATCATGTCGGTATAGCCAACCTGCTTCCATCCACGACCGCCCTTGCTCACTGGGTCGGTGTGCCAGTGGCGAATTTCGTCACTGGACACCTCACGACCTTCTTTTGTTGCGGTGCAATGCAGCACCAGATATTTCATTCGTGCCATGACTATGCAGCACTGTAGTCGCTCATCATTACGACACCTGCATCAGCTTTCTTTGGCATACAGATGAAACGATGGCGGAAGTTGATTTTGTTACGCTGGTACTCAGGATCGTTCTCTGATGCGCTCCAATACATCTTGGTCGAACCAGTGGCCTTGAATACACGAGGAACATAGAAGGCAAATGAGCATTGGAACTCACCAGTTTCAGCAGCCTTGCCCAAATCCTTCTTAACACCTGCTGTGGTATAGAGAGGATTGTTTGCAAACTCGTAGATGTCGAAGCCATACAAGCGGCCAACGGTTCCGTCATTGCGGTTGATGTTGTACTGTTCACGGAAGGTCTGCTCTGTTTCCAGAAGGTCATTGATGTGGTCAGAGCAAAGCACCGCTCTTCGTCCCATTGCTGGAACTCCCAAGGCATCCATCTTTCGCTTCATGTCGAGCAAGTCGTTCTTGGTCATCTTCAAGCGTCCTGTAGCTGCATCCCTCTCACCAGTGGTTTTCAGCACTGGTGTCTTAGCCGTGTTCTGCTTGGCACAGAGTGCATGGGCTGCTTTGGCAAACTTGGCATCATTGATGGCATTTCCGTGCGCTTCCTTCACACGTGCAATCTTGTCGTAGCTGATGGCATAAAGCTCATCATCAGTGATTGGTGTAACCTTAGTCTGGAACTTATCAAGGCTGATGCTAATGTCCTTGTCATCCAGTTTCTGCAAGTCAATAGGATATGTGGTGTTGTTGACCAATACATCAGGATCAACACCTGCATCTACCAAGTGGATGACATCATTCTCCACCACGCTTGATGCGTCAGGAATGCCGTCAAGCCAAGTGGCTTCCAAGCCACGGCGAAGGTATTTCACCATTTCACCAGTCCACACCTCTTTATATACTCCAGCACGCAATGCGCCTTGAGCTACCTCACCGCCTATTACGGTGGCGATACAGTTCATGCCCACGGCTCCCACTACAGGTGAAAAGCCAAGGACTGCACCGAAAACACTGCCAGTAATGCAGTTGAAAAGCACTGCCATTGTCAGTGCAAGCAATCTGTTCATTTTCATTCTTCTTGTTTTATGGTTTGACTTTTTAGATTTCACACTCCATGCCATACTCAGCCTTGAAAAGACGCTTGTATTCATCGGGATTCTCCGAGCGCATCTTTTCCAGCTCTTCGCCTGGCACTTCACTAAACTTTGAATAAGTGGTTTTCTGCTGAGTTGGCGAACCACCCTGATGGCCGACTACAGAACTGAGCTTCACCATCGGACTCATGGCTGCAAAAGTCTGCTTCAAGTCATCCACGCCAATCTTCTTGCCGAGGTTGATGAAATGCTCCTTCTTGTCTTCACTGATGCGTTTCTCAGTGATGGCAGTCTCCACGGTTGTTGTAATGGCAGAGAGTGTGAGCTGGGCTTTCTCCTTGGCAAGCGTCTCTTTCTCTGTCTCTGCTTCCTTCAGCGAATTGATTTTCTGAAGGATGGTCGCCTCGTCTGCCGTCTCAGGCAATCCGAGCTGTGCGCACAAAATTTTCTGTTCCATTTGCTTGTTGTTTAAATTTTTGTTGTTACTGAGCAAGGTCAGCGGATTCTTTCCGTCCTTGCCTAATGTGATTTGTTCGCCGTTCTTTCTCATTACGATGGCATCGTCATTGGCTCCTATGTCCACAACTGACACTTCAAAGAGTTTGCTCTTGGTGATGGTCTTGTATTTCTGGCCAGGAACAATCACCTCTGGGTCTTCACTCTCTTCAACGATGTCAATGCCCACACTCACCATTTTCAGGCTACCAAACTCCCATTGCTTCTTGCACTGCTTGGAGAGTGGTGTGGCTTCATCGAACATCAGTTCACCAGTCACCTCATCGTTATCCACTTTGAGGTCTTTCACATAGCCAATCACATTGCCACGTTCGTGCATATAAAGAAGTACGGGATTGCGACAATACTGTTGCACATCCATGCCCTCTGTCAGTACACGACTACCGTAACTGTTAAGGCTGTTGTTTGAAATTCTTACTCGTTTCATTTTCTCGCTTTTTGCGTTTTGCGCTGCAATATTACTGCTTAATTTACTGACCGCCAAAAAAGTGTGAAATGATTGCACACTTCTATGAAATGGTTGCACACTATTTTGGTGATGCTACCGAATTGTTGCAATTTTGCACTGCATTTGAATTTTTAATAAAGTATTGCACATGACAAAAGCTGAAATAGAAAAGAAACGTTCATTGGCTCGAACACTGTTCATGTCGGGTATGGAACAGGCTGAGATTGCCGAAAAGGTAGGCATCTCACGTGTCACCATATCCAAGTGGTGTGTGGCTGATGGATGGAAGGAGGCACGTGCGGCCAAGAGTGTCACACGTCCCGAACTGGTCAATAAGCTGTTGTTGACCATTGATGCGCTCATAACGCAAGTGAATGAATCTGGTGATCCAATGGCGATGGCTGGACTGGGTGACAAGCTCGCAAAGCTCTCTTCTGTCATTGAGAAACTTGACAAGAAAGCTAATGTGGTGGATGTCATCGAGGTGTCCATGATGTTTAGCAAGTGGTTGGAGTTCCGTGCCAAGTCTGACCCTACGATAACAACCGAGCTGATGAAGCAAATCAATCATCTGCAAGACTTGTTTATCATGGAACAGATGGGTGTCAAATAATATAGGTATATGGCAACAGCAGCAGAAAAGAAACTCGCATACGAGCAATGGAAGGAACGGTGCAAGCAAGTTCAGTCTTTCACCGACACCTCTCTTATGCGCAAGGAAACGCCCATTGAGAAGGAAAAGCGTATTCGTAGGCTGCAATCCAATTATGCCGCATTTTGCGAGTATTACTTTCCACACTTCTTGCAGCTTCGTGACAAGACCACTGGTGAGGTGATTCGCACCATTCACAATGCTCCTTTTCACAACCAGGCTGCACAGAAGGTGAAGAACACCCCAAACCTCAAAGCGGTGTTCATGTGGCCACGTGGCCACGCCAAGTCCACCCACATGGACATCTTTACCCCTTTGTGGCTGATGTTTCAGGCAAAGCGTCTGATTAACTTCATGGTGGTTGTGGGCAAGTCAGAGGATAGTGCCAACCGCTTGCTTGGCGACATTCAGGCTGAATTGGAGTACAACCAACGCATCATTGCCGACTTTGGCGCACAGAAGAACGCTGGTGACTGGCAAGAAGGTGAGTTCAAGACCAAGGACGGCGTGAAGTTCCTTGCTTGTGGTCGTGGCCAGTCTCCACGTGGTTTGCGTGATCGTGAGGCACGTCCAGATTACATTGTCATTGATGACCTTGACGATGATGAGCTTTGCCGTAATGAAAAGCGTGTGCATGACCTTACCGACTGGGTGAAAGAAGCCCTTTTCGGTTCGCTTGACGTGGGTCGTGGTCGCTTCATCATGGTGGGCAACCTCATTTCCAAGACTTCCGTTCTCTTCAACCTGGCACATACCAAAGGGGTGTTCCTGTCTAAGATAGTGGCGGTTGATGCTAATGGTGAACCTGTCTGGCGTGAGAAATGGACTAAGGAAGAGGCTCAGGCTTATGCCGACTTTGTTGGATTCCGTGCCTGGAACAAAGAAATGATGCACAATCCTATCAAGGATGGCACGATATTTCGCCATGACTGGATCCGTTACAAGAAGGTTCTTCCACTCAATAAGTACGACCAACTTATTTGCTACACCGACCCTTCTTTCAAATCGACCACGGCAAACGACTATAAGGCTTCACGCTTTTGGGGCAAGATAGGCACTGAGTTCCATTTGATTGATTGCTATGTCCGTCAAGATACCGTTGGCGGTATGGTCAGATGGCTCTACAACCTTTATGAATCCTTGCCTGATGATGTCACGGTGTCGTTCTTCATGGAGGCGAACTTTCTACAGGACACCATCCTTGATGAGTTCACGGAAGAGGGCAACCGCCGTGGCTACCAGTTGCCGATTACAGGCGACAAACGCAAGAAGCCAGAAAAGTTGCAGCGCATTGAGGCCGTTTCTCCTTTATGGGAACGTGGCTTTGTGTTCTACAATGAGGCGTTGAAGGAATCTCCAGATATGCAAGTGGGCATCGAACAGACGCTTTCACTCGAACGTGGCAGTCGTGTGCATGATGATGCGCCCGATGCTGATGAGGGTGCTATCTGGATGCTCCAGCGCAACACTCGACAAGTTATTTACAAACCGAGGTTTGGCAAGCGTCCGACCTCTAAAAACAGTTGGTAATATGATTAGACTATTCAAAGATTTGCTTTTCGCTTGGCGTTACAAGCGTGCCGTCAAAGAAGCCATCATGCTCTCCCAAGGCAGTGGCTTGAAGTATTATGTTCTTTACATGAATGGTGGTTTGAAGGTTGTACCCAAGCAGACCATCAAGACGCTTGTGAAGCGTCATCGTTTCAAGAAGGGTACAAAGGTTGAAGACATTGAGCGGCGTGCCTTGTTTGTGACAAAGTAAGGAGGTGAATCATGTTTATAACAGAAGATGATTATAAGGTGGTTATCGGCGATACCGCCATGAAGGTGGTTTCTCAGGCATCAGCCGAGAATCGTGCCAATGCCGAGCGTGAGGCACAGGAGGAAATTTCGGGCTATCTGCGTCCAAAGTACGATTGTGATGCGGTGTTTGCTGCGGAAGGCGAAAAGCGCAACCATCAGATTGTGATGTTCACTTGCGACATTGCCCTTTACCACATGGTTTCGGCTATGCCTCAAAAGATGGGTTCCGACATTCGTAAGGAACGCTATGAGCGTGCCATCAAGTGGTTAGAGGGTGTTCAGTCTGGCAAGATTGTTCCTGACCTGCCACTGGTGCTGGATGACAACGGTGAAATGGTTGGCAGTTCCATTGTCTATGGCTGTCAGCGTAAACTTAGACATAATTGGTAAATGACATGGGATATATTCAGAACTTTATACAAAGCATTACAGGCAAGCCACGCATCTTGCACACTTCGCATGGTGATTTCAATCTTGCCAAGGCTTCTGGGCGCAAGAACGTCCAGAAAATAGTGGCACAGCTACAACGCACCACTGAGGCACTTACACGCTCTGATATGCAAGACTGGCGCAATGCCTGGCAGATGGCAATCAGTGTGGAAAGTCCAAACCGCCAACGTCTTTATGACATCTATCGTGACGCTGATATTGATGCGCACCTTTCGGGATGCGTTGAACAACGCAAGGGCTTTGTCATGGCTCGTTCTTTCAAGATCATTGACAAGAATGAGAATGTCAAGGATGATGCGCTACACTATTTCAATCAATCCTGGTTCAAGCAACTCTTGCGTCTTGCCTTGGATTCCATCTATTGGGGTCACTCGCTCATTGAGCTTGGCGACATTACCACTGATGGTGACGGTTGCCCATGCTTCAATGGTGTAAAGCTGATAAACCGCAAGTATGTCATTCCTGAGTATGGCCGTGTTATCACAGACTTGGGCATGGACTGGACTACTGGCATCGACTATCATCAGCCACCTTTCACTGACTGGCTCATTGAGGCTGGTCAGCCTGATGACTTGGGACTGTACTTGAAGGCTGCTGCACATACCATCCCAAAAAAGAACACGCTTGCCTTCTGGGACACGTTCGGTGAAATCTTTGGTATGCCTATGCGTATTGGCCACACCACCGTCCGTGACGAAAAGGAGCTTTCCAAGATGGAGAACATGATGGCTACGATGGGAACTGAGTTTTGGGCTTTGTTCCCAGAGGGTACTGACATTGAGGTGGTGGAAAGCACCAAGGGCGATGCGTTCAATGTGTATGACAAGCGTGTTGACCGTGCCAACTCAGAACTGTCAAAGCTCATTATTGGCCAGACCATGACCATTGAGGATGGCAGTAGCCTTTCACAGTCGCAAACCCATCTTGAAGTGTTCCAGAACCTTGTTGAGAGTGATGCGAATATGTTGGCAGACCTTGTGAACAATCAGCTAATTCCTCGCATGGTGAAACTTGGCTTTTCTCTTCAAGGCTTGCGCTTTGCATGGGATGAAGCAGTTGACTACACTCCAGAACAGCAATTCACCTACGAAAAGATGATTGCAGACCGTTATGAGGTCGATCCAAAGTATTTTGCCGACAAGTACAATATGCCTGTGGGTGAACGCCGTCAGCAACAGGTTCCTTCACCAGACCCTGATGATGGTGGTGATAACGGCAAAGACCCAAAGAAGCAGCACAACGCACGTCCTTTTTTCGATTAAGCCCCACCGACTATGTGGGGCTGCACCAACGGTATGCCACCATCCTTGGAAACAAGACACTGACATTGGCTGCACCCATCAAGGATGAACTACGGGAGGAACTTCGCAAGAAGTTTGCAAAGATGATGTCTGCACTCTTCAAGCAGAAGGGTGCAAACTTCGACATCAACATCATAGCCTCTGATGAGGCACAAGACTTTATCAATACGCACACCTCTGTTCTTGACAGTTCTTTTCAAAAGGTAGAAATGTCCGACCTCATGCGCCAACGTCTTACACGCTCCAACTATATCTTTAGTGGAATGAAGACGTTCCATGAACTCAATGAGGCTTTTCCATCCTTGCTTGATGAGAATGGCAATAAAAAGACGTTTGAACGTTTTTTGAACGATGTCCGAAAGATAGATGAAACGTATAACTCCAACTATCTGCGTGCTGAGTACAACTTTGTTCAGGCATCAGCGGAAATGGCTGCGAAGTGGGAAAAGTTCATGGAGGATGGTGATCATTATTATCTCCAGTATCGAACTCAGCATGATGATAAGGTTCGCCCAGAACACGCTTCGCTCGACCGTGTAACGCTTCCACCATCTGATTCTTTCTGGGAATCATATTACCCTCCAAATGGTTGGAATTGTCGCTGTACCGTGGTGCAAGTTCTGAAACGGAAATACGAGCCAACACCACATGATGAAGCCATGTCGCTGGGTGAGGATGCTTTGCAAACTGATAAAAAGGGCATATTCCGTTTCAATTCTGGCAAGGAGCAAAAGACAGTCCCTGACTACAACCCTTACACCATCAAGCGATGTCGTGACTGTGATATTGCAAAAGGTAAGTTGGATCTTGACAGAAAGCCTGTTGCAGATAATGAACTTTGTGCTGCTTGCCGCTTGGTACATAAATGCGCCAATTCGTACACTGATTCAGGAAAAACAAATCTGTCTGTTGAAGACCGTGATGCGATACTTGCAAAGCCTTTGGATGAACAATATTTCACCAAATACATAGGCATTAAAGGAAAAGTGTTGCAACATGAGTTGGCTTGCTCTACAGCAGAAGACTATAAGCGAGTTTTAGATGTCGCCAAGGCTTTTGCTGATGAATTTGGTGATTGTTTACTAAATCCTGAAATTCAATTCACCGCAACAAATGGAAGAAGAAAGGTTTATGATATGCTTCCAGAAGACAGTAAAGCAAACCCTGATTTAAAAGTGGGTGAATTTGGATATATAGATGTGAAATCACCAGAGAAAGTAATGAACTGCTGTCGTAATGCGAACCATGCTTCTGATGCACAACACGCTTGCGTTTGTCTGACTGATCATTGCTTTAGAAAGCCAATTACAGAAAGACAAATCCAAGATAGAAACAAAGCTATTTGGGATAGTAAAGATTACCACCATGACTATATCTTTTGGTATGTCAATGGTAAGCTCAGAAAATACAAGAGACCAATGGAATAATCCGTTGGCCTCAGGTTCTGCAACGTCGCACGCTGCTTTCAGTGGTTATCAGTACTTCGCTCTCCACGCTGCAAAGATAGTAATAAATTTCAATATAGCAACTAAATTACAACATTTTTTAAGGTTATTCGTTATAAAATGTATAGCAACAGAGTTTTATACGTAACTTTGCAGCCCAAAAGGTGGAATTTCCCAATAAGCCGTGTGGTTTATCGTGGGTACGACTACGCGAGTGCGAGTGGCGGTGTCGTGAATGCGGGTGCGGATAACGATGCAGCGCTTGCGAGTGCGAGTGTCGGCTCACGCCTGGCCTTCCACGGAAAAATCGTTTGGGCGCAAAGCGTCAGTGCGTTCAAAGCGATAATCGAGGTAGCGTAAACGCAAAGCGTCAAAGCGTGGAGCGAAGCGACAATACGAAAGAAGGCAGTTAGGATGATGTTCTAACTGCCTTCAAATGTATTTCGTTCCGGCGAAGCCGGTCGATTTTTTTGAATTTTTGAGGTGTGGGGTATAACCTTGAAAAGTTGCGTTTCGTTTTTGAAATTTTAGCGTTTCGTTCCAAAATGCGAAAACATTTCGTTTTGCGGATTATAAATGGGTGAATCTGCGTCATTTGTATGCGGCTCTCACCCAAAAAGAGGTTGCCGAGTTTACAGGGCTTGGCTTGACCACCATCCTCAAGTTTGAGAATGGTACAGCGGGCAATCTTTCGCTTTCCACTTTTCTTCTCTTGCTGAAGGTGGTGGGTCAGATTGATGCCATAAACGGTGTGCTTCCCGAACTTCCTCCATCTCCTTATCTGATGAGAAAGGATGAGAAGAAGGCACAGAGAATTCGTCATACTAAATAATAACTGGTTATGGTAAATATGTTGGGAATAACAGCCGTCTCTTTGACGATAGCTTTACCATGAGCTTTATTAATTATGGGAATAAAATCATTCATTGTGCAATGTACTTTTTGTATATCAGCTATATCAACGAATCAACAAACTTTGCTGAAAGCCTAAGTGGTAGTGGCGATACTAAGGATTGGGGACATGAGAAGGATGAAGATAAGATAGAATGGATAAGACGATGCTTGCGACAGGCGACAAAGATGATGAAGCCAATGAAGAGGAAAGGCTTGAGTAAATAAAACTTGAGTAAATAAAATATTAGGGGAGGAGCGCATTTCGAACACGCCCCTCCCAAATTATTTTACAACTCGCAATGATCTCGCGAATCACTATCCTTAGTAACGACTTGAATAGTGAGACGAGTGTGAGCTATGCGAGCTGTGAGAACTGTGTGAAGAATGAGAACTATGCGAATAGTGACCCGCAAGAGAACTCTTTACCATGTCAATGGCTTTCTGCAAAACCAAAGGCTGGTTCTTCTGCTTCTCAATTTGTGTTGTTTCGTCATTATTGCCCAATACGTTCATGATGTTATCAGAAACGTTGGCGCAATAACTCGTTGTAGCGATAAATGCCGAAACAAGCAAAAACATTAGTCTCTTCATTGATACCTCCGTTTTTTAATTTGACAATATTGTTAATAATTCACTCTGTACATGAATTTGTACATTCTATTTTGTGGATATGTGTACTTATGTTATTTTTATTTGTCGAGAAGAAACCTCCACATTCATTTTTAAGAACACATCCGTCGCAAACTGGAAGATAGACATCTTTCCATTCGCTAATTGATTGCTTTGCAAATGGGCGCAATTCTGGTGGAAGCACACATAATTGAGCATTGTAGATATAAGTCGTTATATCTCTGTCGTTCAATAGAAGCACAGCTTCTCTCAGCTCATTATTATAGCTATATGGATCTATCCACAAGTCTTTTAAATTCGTCTCTGCCAACCCTGTTGTTTCCATCTGCATAAAAGCTACCTGTGTGACAAATGGGAAATTATGATAGATATAATCAGCCAACTGTGGCAATCTCTTATAGGTCTGTTTGTGGATAACCACCCTCAAGCCTATCTGTTGTCCGAACTGTGCCAAATTATACAAACCTTGAACCGTTTTGTAAAACGTCTTAGCTCCTACTATATGATTATGGATAGAAGCTATATCTGAAAAGATAGGAATGTCTATTTGTAAATCATGATGGTTGCAAGCTGCTAACTTTGCAGCGTAGTCAATATCAGCAAATTTCACTCCATTGGATAGTATGCTTATGGCAGCTTTAGGACATGATTTTTTTATTTGGCGTATAATCTCAAATAATCTGTCACCAATCATAGTTGGCTCACCACCAGTAATTCCGACTTCTTGTGTATTCTTGTCGAACAGTTTAATCAAATTCAGATTAAAATCAGTTCTGTCCTTCTCTTGCTGCACTGGAGGTTGAGGACACATGATACAGCGATGATTGCAACGAGCAGTAGCAAAGATTGCATTGGATGCAGAATTGATTTCATATAGAAAACACACCTCTCCATTAGGGGATATGTTTATCACATCACCTTCGTTGAAGTCAGAAATGTTGTCAACTTTTATACGTGGTGTAGATATCTTGTCTGAGAAATCATGTGCTGAAATGATAGCCTTGTAACCTTTAGGCGTATTCTGCTCATTGGTCACAAGGATATATGCTGAACGGTTAAATATATTTTTACCGCTAAGTGTTATTCGTCCAAGAAGCTCCTGTGCGTTAGAGTTGTATAATGAATTTAATTGTTTCATATCTCACTATTTTATCCAAGACCAAAATATTCTATTTATCTCAGGGTCATGCTTTTGAAGAAGTTCAAAGAGATAATGCATAATAGCTTTGTTCTTCTTGCACATCTCGTTTGTAGGACGATGCCCAACCATATCACCCTGTTCCGACATATTTCTTACAGGGTCAGCACCACAGTAAGGTTGGAATACACATTCTGCACACTCTGGCAGGCATTCATTGCAAGCATTACTGATAATCTCATGCAGCTTTTCTCCATTGAACATACTTTGATATGAATCCTCATTCACATTGCCAAGTCTGAAATAATAGTTTTTGAATCGAGCCATCATTCTTCCTTCGTCAGCAACGTACACGCTACCATCATAATCATATATTGCTCCAGCTATGCCAACACCTGCAGGAGATTGCAAGTCAACAAAGCCTGTCGCAAAAGGAGTCAGAATCCTGCGAAGAAGTAGGGCTGCATATCCTTCAACAAAGAATGTCCCTTTCTTGTTGAGTTCAATGATATAGTCCAATCCCTCTTTGTAGTTCTTTACGAAATCTTCAATCGGATAGGCAATCTTATCCTTATGCTGCTTTGCAAAACCGTAAGGGTTCAGTGCTCTTAAGAAGATGTTATGGAAACCTAATCTGATGTATTCGTCTATGATGTCCTTGAATCTTCCAAGGCTATACTTTGAGGTTGTCATTAAAGCGGATGCACATTCATCGTCGCCCCAAATACCACGAATCATCTGTAGATTTTTCTCAAAGATAGCGTGGTGGTCAAGGTTCTTGTTTTGGAGAGGTCTGTTAATGTCATGCAAATCCTTAGGACCATCCAAAGATGTAGAAATCATACAATTATGTTTCTTTAGATACTTGACCATCTTCTCGTTGAGTAAAGTAAGATTTGTACAGATGACAAATTCCAATTCACGTTTCTTGAATAAGTTTTGCCATTCAGCCTCTTCTATGATATACTTCACCATTTCAAAATCGGTCGAAGGGTCACCACCTTGGAATTCTATTTTGATACATGGAGAAGGAGACATGAAGATAGTTTTGACAATATTCTTTGCCGTTTTCTTGGTCATATCGGCAGAATGGTCAGTACTTTCATGTCTTTTTACCTGACAATAGATACAACTTGAATTGCAGCGCAAAGTCGGGACAACCATGTGTAAAGAAGTAAAGTCCTCCAAGATACTCTTCTTGGTTCTGAACTTTGTTGCAAGCATTTTCACTACATCCTCAACATTGTCTGTTGTGGCTATTTGCTTTGACTCTATATCATAGAACAAGTCACTTGTAGGGTCAAGTTCTCCATTGACGAATTTGTGAAAGTCGTCATTCTTTAGGAAAATATATTCTCCTACATCATTCGACAGAAGATATTCTTCTTCGTTAAATCGAGCGAAGCGAAATGGAAGTATTTTATATTTTTTGTTCATTGATAATAACAAATTGTATTTACTAATTTTTCAAACCAAACTTCAGGTGTATATCTATATCCTATTGTTGTAATATGAGGGCCACCTAACCAACTATCTTTGATGAAGCATTCTTTAGTCGTGCCTTTAATAAATGAAAAAGGAACATAATAATTTGCTCGGTATTTTGCTCCATATTCATCTTTAGGTACAATGAAACTGATTCTCAAACATGTTTGATAAACTTTTATGTTTGGTATAGTTGGACCCTCTGGTCTATGAAAGCCTACTCCACCTGCCCACAACTCTGTAATAAACAAAGTGTCGGCTTTAAATCCTGAGATTTTCTGACGAAATCGTTTTGATAAACTTTGTTCAATTACTTTTATATTGTATTTCTTGAAATGAAAATTATTAGCTGCAATAATTGTAAATGAGAATATAGCTACAATAAGTAATACTATTTTTTTCATCTTGACACAGGTTTAAATGCTTCTTCCACAATCAAATCACGAATATGTCCATACTTCTCCGTTGTAACTTCACGAAGTTGTTGGTCAATCAAGTCATTACAGAATTGCTTGACGATATTTTCGTCAAGTCCACCGTCTTTTGATTCAAAAATCACACAGACTTGTTTATCATTACTTGGCATCGTGTTCTGATAAACAAAGAACTTGTCTGTGTATTTGTAAATTGTAGCAGTGATAGCCTTTTCACTATATAAGTTCAAGTCAATGGCTACTTGAAAACCGCCTTTGTCTGTCTTTGTGATTGGAACTTTTATACTACTCATACCAACTATTCTTCTTTTTTGCCAACGGCTACCATATTGGCATGATTAATAAATGGTTGGTATATATACATGAAAACGTGGAGCCAATCCTGTCACTCGTTCCACGCAGTAAAGGCTCTGGCATCGCCCAAGTTGTCGAAACGAGCAACGCCAATACAACGTCAAATCTCATGCAACAATCAAAACGACAAGAAAACGCGCGTAAATACCAATATAGACAGCATATAACAAGTATTTAATAAAGTATGTATTTTGTTATTTGTTTGTTACTTTGCCATTTGATTTTATTATTTATCATAGTTAATGGTTCGTAATTGGTTCTTGTTTTGGGTAACAAATCCAATTATTTTTCGTATCTTTGCACCGTGAGTAACAAATCTCGCAAAATGACAATAAGTAGAATAAATAACAAAGTAACATGAGAAGTAACAATGAACCTGTGCGCATACGCTACAAGGATTTGGCGAATGGCACAAAGTCGATTTATCTCGACACTTACAAAAGTGGAAAGAGGTCGTATGAGTTCTTGAAGCTTTATCTGCTTCCTGAGGACGATGACAAGGCTAAGGCTGTCAATGCCGAGACCTTGCAGAAAGCAGAAGTTATCAAGAACCAGCGAGTGCAAGAAATCCTATCAGGAAAGCTGGAAATAGTGAAGGCCTCTTTGGAACATCCGGCTTCTACAACTACTGCAAGCAAGAAGACTGCACGAGTAAGTAAGAAGGAGAATGGCAATACTGCTAAAACTGGCAAAAGTACCCAAGGAAAGGAAAGTGAGGTAAACGAAGCCGTCGGAGCTGTTTCTGGCAGAGAAGGACACCAATGGAAGTTTATTGACGATGACGGTGAGGACAGAGCCATAGATGGAACAATCAAAAAACATAGAGGCAGACCCAACAAGCGTGAAGCTGTCACTCTTCGTTTCAAGAACCTTGCTAACGGCAGCAAGTCACTCTACTTCGATATATATTATAATGGCGAACGCAAGTACGAGTTTCTGAAGCTCTATATCAACCCAGAGATTACCGAGGCTGACAAGCAGAATAATGCCTTGGTCATGGAAACCGCAGAGCGTCTGAAAGAACGCAAGATGCGAGAGGTTGTCAATGGAGAGACTTTCACGGATCCTTCTGACGAGCTGAACCAAGTGGAGAAAGTTGAGGAATACACCAGTTCTGTGATAGTCCGTAGTCGCAAGATGCGCAATGGAGACCGTTCCCTCTTCCTTGATATATATTATGGTAAGGGACAACGTGCTTATGAGTCAGTTGGTCTTTACCTTCGTAAGGATGACAGCGAGGAGAAACACAAGGAAATCTGGAAAGAAGCTGAGAAAAAGGCCAAGGAACGCATGAAGGCATTGAAGGACGGAACCTTTGAGAAGCGTGTCGGCAGAAGAGGCTACAAGCCGCATGGAGAAGATCCAGATGCCAACGTGGACAAATACAAAGAGTATCTTGCCACTAAGAAGGTGAAGACAGAGATTGCCGTTGCAGAGACTGAGCGCAAGAGAAATTCTAAGACCAAGGAGCCTGTGAGAATCCGCTTCAAGGAACTTGCCAACGGCAACAAATCGGTCTACCTATCCATCAATGTCAACGGTCGCCGTACCTATGATTATCTGCGCCTTTATCTCATACCAGAGGTTGACGCAGCTGCTAGGGAGCAGAACAAGCAGACGATGCAAGCAGTCTATGCCATCAAGGCACAACGCATCATGAGCATCACCAACGGTATCGCAGGACTCAAAGACAAGTCGAGAATCAAAATGCGACTTGTGGATTGGTTGGAAATATTCCGTGATGCACAAGTGGAGCGAGGAAGACAATCTGCCCGAAACTGGGTGAACAGCGTGCTGAATGCAGTGAGAGAACACTCGCCAAACGTGACACTCGCAGAGATGACCAAGGAATACTGCAATGGTTTCATGGTGTTCTTGTTGAACGACTATATCACCTACAAGCACACCCATCCGTCCAAGTCCACGGTGATGAACTATCTCAAATGCCTCAAAGCAGCCTTCAACATGGCTATTGAGGAAGAGATAATGGACGACAATCCCGTATTGCGTCTTCGCATGGATGTTCTGAAAGGTGGCGGTACCAAGCGAGAGTATCTGACCGTTGACGAGGTGAAGAGACTGATTGACACCCCTTGCAAGCGTGAGGATATCAAGGCGGCGTTCCTGTTTTCATGCTTCTGCGGACTCCGTATCAGTGACGTGAAGAGTTTGAAGTGGAAGAACATCATCACCGAGGGTGACAAGACACGAGTTGAGATATTGCAGTACAAGACCAAGCAGCCTCTCTATCTTCCTCTCAACAAGCAAGCCCTTCGTTGGATGCCTGAGCGTGGATCTGCGAGTGACGAGGACAAGGTGTTTCCAACACTGCCAAGCAAGAACTACGACTGCATCCCGGAATGGAGCCGTGCGGCAGGTATCAGCAAACATGTGACCTACCATGTCTCAAGACACACGTTCGCCACGATGGAGCTGACCATGGGCGCAGATCTATACACTACGAGCAAACTTCTCGGTCATACGGAGGTGCGTACGACACAAATTTACGCAAAAATTATCAATAAGAAAAAGGACGAGGCTGTTTCCCTATTGGACAGTGCGTTCGAAGAATAAAAATGGAACATAATAATACATCAAACAACCAAGGACGAGACGACTCCTCGTTCTCTCTTTTTACCCCAATGCAATGAATGCACCTTCGCTAACAGTGTATGTGGCATTTGTGGTACCAACAAATTGTGGCTGTTCTTCAAGGAAGCTCATGAGTGCTATCAGACGGAAGTAATAGGATGCGGTAAACTGTATCACCGCTATAAAAAGGACTTTCTCAACAGCCATTCCTATACGGACTGCCAGTATGCGGCAGGAAAGAACGAGCACAAGAAGAACTTCTACATCATGGAGGAGTTTCTTGAAGAACGTGAGGACTTAGTAGTTATATTCTTTACCAAAGTGGATTTCGAGTATCATGACTACAAGGTTCTTCATCACAAGTTCAACACCACGGAGCCGCCTCCAAACGGTCAGTATCTCCATGGTAAACCACCGTCAATATTACAAACAGCACAAGAAACCAAACCGAAACAGGACTTTCAATGTTACTTTGATTCTACTCAGTTGAACCTCATTGCGCGCCATGCCAATGAGGTTCATTTGTTCTCAGCCGATGTGTCGGAAGAGGATATGCGAAAACTCTTCTCGTGCCAAGTCAGCAAGCAGCTAAAGGCGAGAAGCAACAGACGTGTGGCATTCTTCTTTGACATGCTCTGCAGCAAGAACTTGATTTGCAAGCAATGGCAATCGGTCATTGCCAAGCATAAACTCATCCTGTCTTCATCAACAGACAAGCCACTTACAACAACCAAGCTGTCCTCAGCAACCAGTGATGCCAAAAGTACCAACGCCAGCATCTATGAGGCTATCCGCAAGAAAGTGCAAGAAATAGCAGATTGCGGTAAAAATGACAGCAAGGACACCATCTGACAGATGAAAACCTTGACAGTTGGCTTGATAGTCGGTTGACAGTCAAGCGCACTTCCATCCGATTGGGCAGAAATGCCCTTACCTTTGCCCTCCGTAATCAGAGACATGGTTATGGAGGGCGACCTCGTTATGTGTAACGATAAATAAAATTACGACAATGATTGGACAGACAACAAATCAGGCAAACAATCCACCAAAGGATGGCACTATCCTACCGCCAACGATAGACGGGGATAAACACGAGTTGACAGAACAAGAACTGGCAGATATGACACCAATGAGACTTGCCGAGCGCATTCAACAAATGGAAGAAGCATTCAAGCTGCTTGGACCAGTGGAGGATGTGCTGAACCGCATCAAGTGCTTGGAGAAATGGCTCTTTGCAGGAAAAGACGTGCTCACCCTTGACGAGGCAAGCGTATTCCTTGACGCTTCAAAGAGTCAGCTTTACAAACTGACACGTACCTTTGCCATTCCCCATTACAAGCCAAACGGCAAGACCATCTATTTCTGCAAGGAAGAACTGGTGGAATGGATCAAGAAGCACCCTGTGAAAACAAAAGAGGTGTATGAGCAGGATGCCATACGCTATGTGATGAACAAACCCTTGAAGAGCAGATGACGATGGAAGAAATGAACGACATGAGCCTCTTTGAAGGCGCAGCGGACAATGCTGATTTGTTGGAAAAGTTGCTGAAGGCATCGCTTATCCATGCGGACGAGACCTACCAGACACCGCCACAGATAATATGGGTGGACAACTCGACCATAGCCACGCTTGGCAACTTCAGTGCCTCCACAGGCAAGGCGAAGAGCCGAAAGACGTTCAACGTGTCCGCTTTGGTAGCTGCCTCGCTTGCTAACGGAAAGGTGCTGCAATATACGGCAAAACTACCCGATGACAAGCGTAAGATACTCTACGTTGATACGGAGCAGAGCCGTTTCCACTGTCACAGCGTGATGCAGCGCATCCTCCGGCTTGCAGGATTGCCCGACAACATGAACAGTGAGAACCTTGTGTTCTTCGGACTGCGAGAGTACAGTCCCAACCTCAGACTGCGGTTGATAGAATATGCCTTGCAGACACAAAAGGGGTTTGGCTTGGTCATCATTGACGGCATAAGGGACTTGATGCTCGACATCAACAATCCGAGCGAGTCTGTCCATATCATCAACAAACTGATGCAATGGTCAAGCCGCTATGACCTGCACATCCATTGCGTCTTGCACCTGAATAAGGGTGATGACAATGTAAGAGGTCACATTGGCACGGAACTCAGCAACAAGGCAGAGACGGTACTGGTGATAAGCAAGAGCAATTCGATGGCGAATGTGAGTGAAGTGAAACCGCTCAACATCCGAGACAAGGACTTTGTCCCTTTTGCGTTCCAAATAAATAAGGAGGGATTGCCAGAGATTGCCAAGGACTATGTGGTTGACTCCACCACAGCTAAACAGCCGAAGATGACGATAGCCGACATTACCGATGAGCAGCATGACAAGGCACTTGAAATGGCTTTCGGCAAGAAAGTGGTGTCAGGCTATGAGAATGTGATAAACGCATTGACGAAAGGATATACAACTATTGGTTTTGCCAGAGGTAGAACAGTGATGTCAAAGTTGCTGACCTTCCTATTGAAGAGCAAACTGGTGGTGAAGTGTGGCAACAACGAGTATTGCAGAATGAAGGATTATCCTTCGTTTCCGCTGCTTGAAGGGCAGGAGGTAAAGAAGTGAGGATGAAGCGAAAGTCACTTCAAAAACCACTTCATTCACCTCGGTGTATATATAATAGTAGAACGGACGGATTTTGTGAAGTGGCATCATATTTAACTACATGGACATACGACAAAATGACTTCACAAAACCGTTCATTCACTCTGGTGTATATATAATAAGCGCACGAATGAACAAAAAATGAATGAAAGATGAACATACAACAAGCAAAGGAAATCAAACTCACGGACTATCTGAGCGCATTGGGACATCAGCCCAAACGATGCAGCAAGTCCACATCTTATTATCTGTCGCCATTGCATGCGGAGACAAAGCCATCGTTCAAGGTGAACTTCAGCCGAAACCAATGGTATGACTTTGCTCTTGGCAAGGGTGGCAACATCATTGCTCTTGCCCAACTTCTCTACAATACGGATGATGTGGGTGCTGCATTGCAGCATATAGCAGCGGACATGAACAACCCAAAGTCCACAAAGGCAAAACCTCCCATACCGACACAAGTAGAGACAGACAAGATGGACAAGGTACATATCCAAGAATTGTCCTACCCTGTGCTTATGTCGTATCTGCGTTCACGCCATGTGGATGCGGACATAGGTAAACGCTATTGCAAGGAGATCTGGTACACGTTTAAAGGCAAGCGGTATTTTGGTATAGCCTTTCCAAATAACAGGGATGGTTATGAGCTGCGTAACCCATATTATAAAGGTTGTTTGGGCGAGAAAGACATATCCTTGATACATTCACAGCAAGTTGGAGTGCAGGACAGATGCTGCATCTTCGAGGGGTTTATGGACTTTCTTTCGTACAAGACTTTGGAAAAGCGAGGCGACAATGTGATTTGCATACAAGAGCCATGTGATTATATTGTACTGAACTCCATCAGTAGCCTTGGGAAATGCATGGAACGATTGGCGTGTTACACTGTTATCCATTGTTATCTTGATAATGACCAAGCAGGAACGGTGGCTGCCCATACAATCATGGGCCGTTATCAAAACAGGGCAATCAACGAATCCATAAGATATGCAGAATACAAGGATGTCAATGATTATCTTATCGGCAGAAAATCCATTATTCCGCATAAAGAGGATGTATAAAACGATAATTTTCTACGGAGAAAGTCAATATTCTCCGTAGAAAACTATATTTTGCGTGATTTTTGCGTAGATTTCCGTACAAACATACTACACTTTTGAAAATATGTAGTAACTTTGTACAGAATTAAAGATGCAAATCATGGAAAAGCGTATGACAAATCAAAAATCTGAAGGCTACATCTCTGCAAAAGATATGGCAGGAAGAGCTGCATACTATAAAGTATTGCAAGCCGCCAAGAATGGCGAACTCACCAGAATAAAAAGAGGTGTGTATGCAACCGATGACCATTTGGCAAGTCAAATGCTTGATGTGGAAAAGGTTGTTCCTGGTGGCGTGTTGTGTCTGTATTCCGCTTGGTCACATTATCAGTTGACTACACAGGTACCACAAGAATATTGTCTCGCAATAAAAAGAGGCCGAAAAATCACCCTTCCAGATTATCCCCCAATTACACTATACCATTGGAGTGATACCGCCTTTAACCTTGGAATTACGAATACTGAGATTGAGGGTTTCAATGTGAGGATATATGACGTGGAGAAATGTGTCTGTGATGCAGTAAAGTATAGAAACAAAATCGGCATAGATGTCTGTACGGAGATTATAAAGGAATATCTGAAACGCAGAGATCGTAATGTCAGCAAACTGATGAAATATGCCTCACAACTGAGAGTTGCCAAAACATTGGGAACATATCTACAAATGGAATTATAAAATAATAAATATGACAACGAAGAATTATGCTCGCTCGGTAAGAGCGAAACTGCTTAATATATCGAAAGAAGAGAATGTCTTCTACCAATCGATATTGACACGATACTTTCAGGAGCGTCTGTTGTACCGTCTGTCGGTAAGTCCATACAAAGAACGCTTTATATTGAAAGGTGGTGCATTACTGTATGCCCATGAGCATTTGAAAGCAAGACCAACATTGGACATAGACTTCCTTGGTCAACAGATTAGCCGTGAGTTGGACAATATCAAGGAGACATTCAGAAATTTATGCGACATAGAATGTCTGGAAGACGGAGTTGTCTTTGAAAAGGACAGCATTAGCGTAGAAGAAATCACTCTCAAAAAAGAATATAATGGTGTGCGAGTGCATGTCAAGGTAGGACTTGACACGGCAAGCCAAGTTATTTCCATGGATGTAGGCTTTGGCGACATCATAACTCCTGCACCCGTTGACCTTTCTTATCCGGTGTTGCTGGACACATTACCAGAAGTTGACATCTTGGCTTACTCTTTAGAGACCGTGGTGGCTGAAAAGTATCAGGCAATGATAGACCATGCGACAGAGAACAGCCGCATGAAAGACTTCTTTGATGTGTACAGAATACTAAAAGCAGGAAATATTGACTTGAACACATTGCAAGAAGCCATCACAGCCACGTTTGAGAATAGAGGCACCGCCATCTCTACGGAATATAGCCTTTTCGAGGATTCTTTTGCGACAGATGCCAAACGAAATATTATGTGGAATAGTTATTTGAAGAAAATCAAATTCAAGGAGCCACTAACCTTCCAAGAAGTTTGGACATATATCACACAGGAACTGAAACAATACATGGAAAAATAAAGGTATTACGATATACCTTATCAAGCTCTCCCATTCGGAGGGCTTTTTTTATGCCCTTTTCCCAAACATGCGAAAACGAACAGAAGAAGCTGATTAAAGTATGATTGAGAGTATGATATATGATTATAATTTGAATATATCTTAAACTTTGATGGCCATACTTTACAAAATTCTTTTATGTCGGATTTTACTCTTTACTTTGCACTCGCAACCGGCACTTTTGCCACTGCATAGAGTATAAATCATCAATAAAACAAAGTATTATATGAGTCCATTTTTGATATTCGCCATCAGCCTTACCATTGCATACGCTATTTACTATGCGGTGATGATAACAAGAGACCTGTATGGTAAGAAGGAAGAAGCCAAGAGCAACGAGGAAGTGTTTGACATCAGCAACATAACGGAAGAGGAAGCCGCAGTAGCCGTCAATGAAAGCGATGGTGGCTTTAGCGTTGCCGACAAGCAATACGACACAAGTTTCCAAGACGGCACATCATACGATGAGGGCTATGGTATGGGAACAGAGAACAACGGAATGAGTGATTATTCTCCAGAAACGGATTCTTCCGGCAGAGAAGATGATGTTGATGAAGACGAAGGGAATGATGTCAACCAACAGAAGCCGAAGAACACAGCCGAGTCGTTGCAGGAAAAGATGGATGGGCAGATGGAGTCCACTTCTCCCATATGGATAGACGGACTATGGCAGGACGACTTCACGGAGAGCCTATTGAAACAAGGCGAGACAAAGCCAGGACAACCAAACATCAAAACAATACCAGTCAAGGATGAAATTTAGCCATATTATAAAGAATGTAGTAAGTTCCTTTGTCTTTGCGCTGCTCCCCCTGTCAGCATCAGCCAAATGCGGTAATGTGGACTATAGCTGGGGAGCAGACGCACTGGCAGGGATGCACGACTATGTGGTGACGATGATGCTGTATGTGCTGTATCTGACATACGCTGTTGCTGCTGTGATGGTGATTATATCCGCTTTGCAGATATACATCAAGATGAACACAGGGGAAGATGGAGTTACCAAGTTCATACTGACGCTGATAGGAGCCTGTCTGTTTATGATAGGTGCATCCATCCTGTTCCCAGCATTCTTTGGCTACCAGATTTAAGACTCAACTGCAGAAGAGTATATCATATGAAAGCGACAACACCTTTCTATATAATTATAATAAGGTGTTGCCAAACGAATCATTAACAAGTAAAACAAGAAAGAATGTTTAAGAAAACAACGAACTATCTGAAGAAGACCGCCAAGAGCGTTCTCTCTTCAGGACGCTTGAAAACATTGGCATTGATGCTCCTTGTGGGCGGTGGCATTGCCATGGCGCAGAACTCGGCAGGTGACTACACGGCAGGTACCACCGCGCTTACAACAGTGACGGAGGAAATAGCCAAATATGTGCCTATTGTGGTCAAGCTCTGTTATGCCATTGCAGGTGTTGTTGCCGTAGTGGGTGCCATCAGCGTTTACATCGCCATGAACAATGAGGAGCAGGATGTCAAGAAAAAGATCATGATGATTGTAGGAGCATGTATCTTCCTCGTGGCAGCAGCACAGGCATTGCCATTGTTCTTCGGTGTGACCAACTAACGAGTGAGAGTTATTCCGTGCATATTCAGTAAGTGAGAAACGACGTGAAGAATGGCAAGAGAAGAGCAGGAAATCCGCTACCCCGATTACCCACTGTTCAAGGGACTCCAGAAGCCCCTTGAATTCATGGGAATACAAGGGCGGTATATCTATTGGGCAGCAGCCACGGCAGGAGGAGCCATCATCGGCTTCATTGCCGCCTACTGTCTGATGGGTATCATTGCAGGACTGATAGTGTTGGTCGTGGCAATCACTACGGGTGTAGGTCTCATCATGTTCAAGCAACGGAAGGGACTGCATACCAAGAAGAACGACCAAGGAGTGTTTATCTATGCCTACAGCAAGCGCATATAAAAATGTGAAACAAAAAAAGTATCGACATGACCAAGATGTGGATGACAAGTAGAAAGTGAACGACTGGTAGGCTCATTCTCCCCCAAGGGTGTGGGTCTACCTTTATTTGTTTCAGCAAAAGTATCGCATCTTTGACATAAAAGAATGGTTATGAGCATGAAAGCAAAGAACATTATCATTATGGCATTGGCTGGCATATTGCTGACCGCATGCAAGGACAAGACCTACAAGCCACCCACATTGGATGCCATGAGGAGTGCTGACAAGGCAAGAGCTACTTGGGCGAGAGAGGCAGAAGAACATCCTGCGACCGTGGAAACACAAACAAGCAGGATGGATTCAACTGCAAAGGATAGTGTATCAACCCTTTATGGCGAAGAAAGCTATAATACCTCTTATCAAGAGAATGACAACAAATCATCCAGTATGGGAGAAAATCATCAATCATCCGAAGAAACAGAATAATAAACGAATATGGTACTATATGTAATCTTATTTTTCGTGGCAATCTGCATTGGCATGGCCATATCGGTCTATGCCTTTGGTACTGGTGGCAAGCGGAAGAAAATCTTTCAGGACATCTACTTCTCCGTGGAAGACACGGACGGTATCGGTGTGCTCTATACAAAGACTGGAGAGTATTCTGCCATCCTGAGAATGGAGAACCCAGTGCAGAAATATTCTGCCAATATAGACAGCTATTATGAGTTCACCAATTTGTTTGCTGCCATCGCACAGACTCTGGGTGAAGGCTATGCCCTGCACAAGCAGGACATCTTTACTAGAAAGCAGTTTAAGGATGAGAGTGGCAAGGGACACGAGTTCCTTTCCGAATCCTACTTCCGCTATTTCAACGGAAGAGAATATACGGACAGCATGACCTATCTGACCATTACGCAGGAGAACAAGAAGAGTCGTCTGATGTCTTTCGACAACAAGAAATGGCGAGATTTCTTAGTGAAAATCAGAAAGGTGCAAGACCAGCTGAAGGATGCCGGTATCAAATCAGAGTTCTTAAACAAACAAGAGGCAAGTCTGTATGTTGACCGTTTCTTTGCCATGAACTTCCGTGACAAGATGGTGAGCATGACAGGATTCAAGGTGGATGACGAGATGATAGGTATGGGTGACAGACGCTGTAAGGTATATAGTCTTGTGGATGTGGATTGCGCCAACTTGCCGACACAAATCCGTCCGTTTACCAACATCGAGGTGAACAACACAAGTATGCCAGTGGATCTGGTAGCATTGGTGGACAGCATACCAGGTGTGGAGAGTGTAGTGTATAACCAAATCATCTTTGTGCCGAACCAGAAGCGTGAGCTTGCTCTGTTAGACAAAAAGAAGAATCGCCATGCCAGTATGCCCAACCCAAGCAATCTGATAGCCGTGGAGGACATCAAGAGAGTGCAAGAGGTGATAGCGAGGGAAAACAAGCAGTTGGTATATACCCACTATAATATGATAGTGACAGTGAAGCCAGAGACGGACATACAGAAATGTACCAACCATCTGGAGAATGCCTTTGGCAGAATGGGCATCCATATCTCGAAGCGAGCCTACAACCAGTTGGAACTGTTCGTCAACTCATTCCCCGGCAACTGCTATGGGATGAATGCCGACTACGACCGATTCTTGACCTTGGGCGATGCCGCCACCTGCCTGATGTACAAGGAAAAGATTGTGCATAGCGAGGACACGCCATTCAAGGTCTATTATACCGACCGTCAAGGAGTGCCAGTGGCTATCGACATATCAGGGAAAGAGGGACGAAATAAGCTGACTGACAACAGCAATTTCTTTGTCCTCGGTCCTTCGGGAAGCGGCAAGAGCTTTTATGTTAACTCCATGGTGCGCCAAGCCCATGAGCAGGACACCGACATCGTGCTGGTAGATACAGGTAACTCGTATGAGGGACTGTGTGAATACTTCGGCGGAAAATACATTTCCTATACCGAGGAGCATCCTATCACGATGAACCCTTTCAAAATCAAGCGAGAGGAATGGAACATCGAGAAGTTGGGATTCCTGAAAAACCTCGTGATGCTGATATGGAAAGGAAGTCAAGGCACGGTGAGCAAGACCGAAGACAGACTGATAGAACAAGTCATCAACGAGTATTACGATGCCTATTTCACCACCAAGAGAGTGAGCAACCTCTGTTTCAACACTTTCTATGAGTTCAGTACGGAGCGACTGCCGAAGATATGCGAGGAGAACGGTCTGCATGGCATAGACCTGTCATCCTACAACTATCTGTTGAAGGACTTCTATAAAGGAGGCAGCCATGATGTGACACTGAATGAGAATATGGACAGCAGTCTGTTTGATGAGACCTTCATCGTCTTCGAAATCGACAGTATCAAGGATGATCCACTGCTTTTTCCACTGGTGACGCTCATCATCATGGACGTGTTCCTGCAGAAGATGCGCATCAAAAAGAACCGAAAGATGCTCATCATCGAGGAGGCATGGAAAGCCATCGCCTCGCCCATGATGGCGGAATACATAAAATATCTGTATAAGACCGCCAGAAAATTCTGGGCAAGCGTGGGTGTGGTGACACAGGAGATACAGGACATCATCGGCAGCGAGATAGTGAAGGAAGCCATCATCAACAACTCGGATGTGGTGATGCTGCTCGACCAGAGCAAGTTCAAGGAACGCTTTGACACCATCAAGGCGATACTCGGTTTGACCGATGTGGACTGCAAGAAGATATTCACCATCAACCGCTTGGAGAACAAGGAAGGACGCAGTTTCTTCCGTGAAGTCTTTATCAGGCGAGGACAGACCAGCAATGTGTATGGTGTGGAAGAACCGCATGAGTGCTATATGACCTACACCACGGAACGAGCGGAGAAGGAAGCGTTAAAGCTATACAAGCGAGAGTTGAAATGCAACCACCAACAAGCTATCGAAGCCTATTGCAGGGATTGGGATGCAAGTGGTATCAGCAAGAGCCTCGCCTTTGCTCAAAAGGTAAATCAGGCAGGAAAAGTACTGAATTTAGGGAACAAAAATAAAAAGTAATCAAAGATGAAACGACTTCTATCCATCATAATGCTGATAGTCTGTGTGTTGGCAAAGGCTGACGCACAGTACTACAGCGTGAACTATGACAAGCAGACGGTGGCTGCTATGGCTGCTGCATACGGAACGGAAGCCGTGGCAGAGGCATACTATAACGAGCAGGTACAGAACATATTGAAGCACTATAATGCAGCAGAAGTGGCAAGTGCCGGCATCTTCGCCTCAAAATTCTTGGAGCGCAAGGCAATGACAGAGTTGGGCATCTGGAACAGTAGCACAGGGAACTACTATTACCGCCGTATCTACAACATGGTGTCGGGCAAAATCATGCCGAAGATATGGACGGTGGCAGGAATGATGCTGAAAAGTCCGCAGACTGCCCTGTATTGGGGAACCTATCTGATGAAGATATGTGACGACACCAAGAACCTGTGCATGCAGTTTGAGAGTGTGGTAACAAACAGCACCCTCACATTCTCGGACATCGCCTTTCTACAAATCAACCAGGAGATAGCTGCCATACTGAAACTTTCAGAGATTGGCAACGTGGATTGGAAGAAGATGTTGGACGATTTGTCGAAGGTGCCAGGCAATTTTACAGTGGACAATCTGAAATCCGACATCGACAATCTGTATAAGGCAGGAGCCAACCTTGCAGGAGCAGGAATGAACAATATCGGCAATGCCCTGTTGCAGAGCAGCCAGTTCAACGACCTCTTCCAAGGCAAACTCAGTGCAGCCATCGACATTGTGGATAACTATTCCTCGCTGTTCAAAAGTCTCGACAAGAGCGTAGGCAACACCCTCTTGGGCATGATTGGAGGCAAGGACAACGTGGCAGGACTGTTCTCTCTTGCCAACTATAACCTAACCTCTTGGATGACTGACTATCTGGATGAGACGGCAGGAAACTACTACACGCAAAGATGGTATATCGCCCGACGAGACCAAGGACGAGAGAAATTGTGCGACTATGTACCGCCCACCGATGACAACAGCATCTTGAAAGGCGACCACTGGTACAGAATCAACACCAAGGATGCCAACTTCTATCCCAACAATAGCCAAAAGGAAGCCATCCTGCAAAACTCGGAGAATCATGCAGGATGGTCAAGAACAATGGTGCAACAGCTCAACAACCAGAATGATGGCTTTACCTACAGTATCAGCTATTTGTTGAACAGCTACATCATCAGTAGCAAGAAAAAAGGACAGAAACAGAAGGCATACGCCTACGAGATACAGGTGTACAAGAGTTGGAACAAGACAGAAGAAGTGTATGAGGCAGTCTTTGACTCCTATTCGATGGACTTGAACACCTTCAAGGCACAACTGCAAGCCCGGTTGAGCGAATGGAATGACAACGAGGAAGGCTATACCTATTATATAGGCAGTGATGCACGCAACTACTATCAGGCAACCGATGCCGCCAAACTGAAGGGATGCGAGAGCGTGACCATTAGTGTGACATGCAGCGACGGTGTGCAGTTGGGGCAAGGCACCACACAATACAAATGCAAGAGTTGTGGCGGTTCGCTGAATGACCACAGCAAGAAATGCGCCATGACAACATCTGTGACAGAGAACAACCTTGACCTCTCGGACTTGTATAAACAAGAGCAGGAAGCCAATGCCAAGATAACCTCTTTGCAATCGCAAATCAATCAGTTGGAAGCGGAGAACAAGTCACTTGTCAAGCAAATCGCCAATGCAAGTGTGGAAGATGCAGCCAAGTATCGGGAGCAATACAACAAGAACAAGGCTTCCATCGAACAACTGAACAAAGAACTTGCCACATGGCAACAGGAACAAAGGGAAATAGAGGAAGCCAAGGCAGAGGCAGGAAAGGACAATGACGTGGCGACGGATGACTACTATCGCATACCAGCCATTATGAACGACTGCAAGAGTGCCTACAACCTGACTTGGCAAGGGGAAGGAACATGGAGCGGCTATACTTACATTCGAAAAGCCACCATGCCCAACATCAACGGCATCATCACCTTCAAGGCAACATTGAAGATTGCCAGAAAGCCGAAATATTTCTTGGGCATCAAGATACACAGAGCCATCCTGCAGATCAGTTGGGAGCTGACATCGGAATACACCAACACCTCGGTAGTGGATGTGATAACGCTTGACCCAAGCAAGACCGAGCAGGAAAAGGCGGACGAAGTGAACAAGCGCATCTCGGAAATCGCACAGGAATATCCATCGTGCAAGATAACCACCGAATATGCTAAGAGCGCACCTGCCGATGACAATAACACCGATGATACCTTTCATCTGCTATGGTCGAGCGATAGGTTAGAGATAGCCAGAGAGGTGGACAGCAGAATCACCAAGATATACGCAGACTTGGTATCGTTGGAGAAGATGATGCACTACAAGCGCAACATCATCGACATGCTGATGGACATCGCTCCACATATCAATGCTGACGAAGGACGACGGTTGACACTGGTGGAGAAATGTAAGAAACGTTGGTTAAGGAAAGCTGCCGACACCAAACATTCAGATGATTATCACGGCAAGTTTAATGATGAAGACAATGAAAATGAGAAATAGAAAAGAATACAAGGCTGATGCAGCGGAGAGGGTTGCAGGGTCAGTGAGCAAGAAGCGACGAAAGGATATTGTGAGAACATTGCTGGTAGCAATCTTGCTCCTCGCCCTCCCCTCTAAAACATTCGCCCAATGGGGATTTGACGTTGCCAGTGTGGAAGCCTACATCAATGACCACAAGAAACAGCGGAGCTTGTTGCTTGCAAGAAGTACTTTGGAATACAGCAACAAACTGTTGCATAGCTACAGCAAGGACGAGACCAAGGCATACAAGGAACTGAACGTTGACCTTGACAAATACACCAGGGCATTTGATGTGATAGATGTGCTATATCAAAGTTTACGAACCAGTTTGAACGTGTACTCCACCTACGAGGGTGTGAGCGACAGAATATCGGACTATAAGAAGCTGTTGGATGACTACAACAAAAAAGTCATCAAACGAAAGCGCATTTCGCTTGCCGATACCATACTGATAGGCATCAACCGACGAGCCATAGAGAATATCGCAAATGAAGGCGAATACCTCTACAAAAGCGTGAGCGACTTGGTGCTGTATGCCACAGGATCGGCAGCGTGTTCTACGGCAGACCTTCTTGTGGTGTTGGAAAGCATCAACACCTCGCTTGACAATATAGAGAAGCATCTGAACAAAAGCTACTTTGAGTCGTGGCGATATATCCAAGTGCGCATCGGCTATTGGAAAGAAAAGGTATATAGAACCAAAAGCAAGCAGCAAATACTGGAAGATGCCTTCGGACGGTGGCGAGTGGCAGGGAAACTTGGATATTAGTTAAGTGAAGAATGAAGAATTCATTCGTTAGCAAATAGTGAGAGTTAGTAACCCTTATATATAATAATGTATAGATATGGATAGAAAAAAGATAAAGGCGGTAGTCGTTTTGATGATGGGCATAGCCATGACAAGCAAAGCCCAAAGTGGTGTGACATACAACCACGACAGTTGGAAGAAAAACCAGATAACGGTGATGGAAATAGGTAGCGGTAGTCTGTCACCAGAGTTGTACTATCAGTTACTGCACAGCAGTTACAAGAAATCGGCAGCACGCAAGAACAAACTCGGTTTTCGTACCACAGCAGGAATCGGTGCCTATAACCAAGTGGAATATGCCGAAGCAATCGACTCTGCCCTGATCAAAAGAGCAGAGATTGAGGCGTTGAATATGGCAGACCGTCAGATTGACCTCGCCTGGAAAGTGGAAGGAAGCAAAATTAACAGCAAGATGAATGCCTTCAAGAGCAACATCGACCGCATCCTGCCTGTAGGCGGATCCATCGGTGACAAGCAACGCTGGACAGAATACTATCATGTCTATGAGACAGCCATCAAAGCCACCAAGGATGCCTATATGCCCAATGCCAAGCGTAAGAAGATGTACCTACAGATTTATGCAGATGTGGCAAAACAGAACGAGACACTTGTGAAGCAACTGGTGCAGATGTCGAATGCCAGCAAGACCAAGGAATTGTTGACAGCAAACGGCAACTACCAGACCGCCAACAAACGAAGTATCATCAGCAGTGCATCCAGCAAATGGCGAGAGGCAGGAATGGCAGTGAGAAACAACACATCTTCTGGCAGTAATAACGGCTCGAATGAGGATGACAATGATTTGAAAATAAACAGATAAGGAGTTATGGCAGACAACAGCAGCATATTATCCGACTTCGGCATCAACATCTTGGAAGAAGAGATTGATGACGTGATTTTCCAGACCAACGAGTTCCTGTGCGACGCTACTTTTACAGGCTCGAATGGGCCTTTTTGGTGGGTCGTCCAAATGTGTATGGCACTCGCAGCCCTCTTCTCCATCGTGGTGGCAGCGAATATGGCTTACAAGATGATGGTGAAGCATGAGCCACTGGATGTGATGAAACTATTCAAGCCATTGGTGATAAGCATCATCCTCTGTTGGTGGTACCCACCTGCCGATACAGGCATGACGAACAGTGGCAGCAATTGGTGCGTACTGGACTTTCTGAGTTACATACCAAACTCCATTGGAAGTTATACCCATGACCTATATGAGGCGGAAGCCACACAGATAGAGGACAAGTTTACGGAAGTTCAGCAGCTTATCTACACCAGAGACACGATGTACACCAACGTACAAGCCCAGGCAGACATTGCCCATAAGGGAACAACAG